GCGGCGGGTCGGGGGCCTCCCCACCCCCTTGTGAGGCTCGCGGGGTACCCTCATGAGGGGTGCTAGGGTGTCGTCATGCCATGTGTTGACCTGAAGGCGAAGCGGGCGCGACGACGTGAGCGGGCGCGAGCTCGCATCGTGGAGGCGCTGGGCGCTACGTGCGTGCGGTGTGGCGCTACGGAGCACATCCAGTACGACCACGTGGACGCGACGACGAAGGTGTTCAAGTTGTCGCGTGCTCACCACTACAGCGCCGCCGCTCTAGAGTTGGAGATAGCGAAGTGTCAGGCGCTATGCCTGCCCTGCCACATCCAGAAGTCCATTGAGTGCGGGGACCTAGCGCCTCGCATCCAGTTGGGCTAGATGGGCCGGCCAGGGTGCCGACGACGTGGGCGCTCTGACCGAGCACGGCGGGCAGCTACGCCCTCGGCGCTGGACTTGAGCGCGTGACAGTGCGTGTTGAGCCATGCGAGGTTGACGAGCTGGTGATCGTCACCTCTGGTGATGTGGTCACACTCGCTACCCGTGCCGTCGCATCGCTCACTGTGGGTGGGTAGGCCTGGGTAGGTGATGCCCTCGCACGCACCATGGGCGCGCTCACTGGTGAGGCGTACGCGCTCGGTCCAGTCAGGGGGTAGGCGTGACGCTCTGTCGCTGGTGTCCCATGGCACGTGCTCAGTGTGTGGGTCACACGGATTCTGTGTTGGGGACTTGCGCAACGTCATAGGGTGCGCCTATGATCCTTCCAAGATCCACCGCACCGAATCACAGGAGCTGAACCGATGAGGATTCACACCAACACCCTGACCGAGACCGACGTCTGGACCTTCGTCCGAGGCGTCAACGCAATCGGTGATCGCAGCGGCCCGCCCGCTCTCACTGGCGTAGGCGGCACGGCGGTTAGCCACGGCTCCCGCACCCACGCACGCGCCCTGGAGGTCCAGCTCACGGGCACCTCACCTCGCCGGCCCAACACCGGGACGCGCGGATCGGACAGCGACGTCTACGCGGCCACGTGGGACGAATGGGGCATGATGCTCGCCCGCCTGTTCCACCGTGACCCCGCGATGGTCGTCGGGTCCGTCGGTCGCCCGATCTACCTCAACGCCGAGCACTTCCACTGGGCAACCGGCAACCGGTTCGCCGCGCCGATGTCGTACGACGCCCTGACCAGCGCGACCCAGCACCGCAACCACGGATGGGAGTACGTCGGCGAGCTGGTCGGGGGCCGCTACTCGGTCAACTCCTGCAAGCGTGGCCCGGCGCCGTGTGGCGCTCTCCGTCGGTTCGGTTCGGACGCCTACGTTGCCGAGATGTTCGGCGCGATGGTGGGTGCGTGATGGCCGCCGGGGTGATCGGCGAGTACGCCGACCTACTGGCCGCACGTACCGCCGCACGTGACCTCGCGCAGGAGGTGAGTCGGGCATGACGTACGCACACGTCACGACGTACCGGCTCGGCGACTCGGCCGAGACCTACGCGGACATGGCCCACGCGGAGACGCCTGGAGAGGTGATCTCAGACCAGACGGCGCGCACCATCGCCAGTTGGTGGCACTCGCCCGCGCAATCGGCCATCCTCGCGCTGTCCCACGGCCTGCCGTTTGACACTGACGAGCTGCGCGACGAGATCCACAGGGAGATCGTCGACCCGCCCGACGCGGAGGCGTTGAGCGCGTGGCTTGACCAGCTCGAAACGCTCCTCTCCGCGTGATTCCACGATGGCTCACGGCCCCGGCCGTGGCCCGTCGCGGGACCAACCGGCACCCGATTCACACCTGACACAGGAGCTGAACCCATCATGTCGAACACCGCCCGTCCCACCCTCGCCCTTGTCGCTCTCGCCGCCGCGCTCGTCGCTGGGGCCGTCGTCGCCGCACCCGACAGCGACGCCGCGCCCAGCTCGCCGACGTCGTACGTCCGGCCCGCCGTGGACCTCGCGACGTGGCAGACCAAGCCGTGCGCGACGGAGGACAGCGTGAACTGCCGCTACATCTCGACCAACCCCGGCGGCCACACGTTCTCCGTCCGGCTCCTGCCGGGACGCGAGCGGATGGTGTGCGTCTTCTACGCGGACCGCCGCTACGCCGCGACACACGACTACTGCACTACCACCCGCTGATGCCCGCGCGAATCCTCCCGTCCCGCACGGGAGCGGCGTTCGGCGCAGAGGTGACGACGGAGTCAGACGGTGCGCTAGTGATCCTGTCGAACGACGGACACGGCTACCGGTCCGCGCACCGCGATGCCGCCGCTACTCACTTCGATCACGTGACCCTCTGGTGCATGAATCGCTCAACGTGGATCAACGCCAACGGCGTGCGAGTCGTCATGACCCGATGGCACACCGACGCACACCGACGCACCCCGATCAGCAACACCCCGACCGCCGAGACCACCGCCCCATGTCCGCGCTGCAACGGACGCGGTTGGTACATCCGGTATAGCCGCGACGGGGACACCCGTGAGACGTGCACGCACGGCGTGGCGGTGACCCCTTGAGCGCCATGGGGGACGTTGTGATCCGGGTAGAGCACGCGCTCACCAGTGAGGGCCGCGACGCCGCCGAGACGGCCCTAGGCGTGCTACAGGAACTCCCCGTGGACATCGCCGACGACATCCCGGCCTCATCCCTCGCGGCCCTGATCGAAGCATGGCTAGAGGAGACGGCGCCCACGGCGGTGACATCATGACGCGTGGGCGCCTCGCGGCCATCGCGTCACGCACCGTCGGGCGGCGCCTGGACCTCGAGCCCGAAGCCGCACCGTCGGCGGACAACACCACCGGGACCGTGCTCCGCGTCAACGCGGGCGGCATGGTCGTACGACTACGCGGCATCACCGTGCGTGACGTCCGCGCAGAGCACGTCAGGGTCTTTCTGGACTGACGTAACCCACCCGCACCGACCAACCCCCGAACGGCCCCACGATCGCCACCCGGCGAATGTGGGGCCGTTCTGCCGTCCCCCTGGAGGGAAGCAACCATGACAGAGCCACTAGGCCGCGAGAGCGGCTCTCAGCCGATCACACTCACAGACGGAGAACGGGCCATCTTGCACGCCGGGGTGTGCCGTGCCCACGGCGACACGGTGCCGGGGGTGTACGTGTGCGCGCCCTGTGAACGCGCCGGGGACGACGCGGCGGCCCGCATCATCGCCGAGCGCCTCGCCGCCACGGCGCCGATCATCGGTGAGCAGCGGTGCCGGGACATCCACCCTGGGATCTGGAATCCCGGTGCGTGGGCGTACGCCGACCGGACGTGTCCCGCCTGCACATCATGGGGTGAGCACGTCGCCCGCCTGTTGACGGCGGCCACCCCGACCGGAGACCCGGCCCGGTGCGGGACGTGCGGCGGGGCCTACGGACCCGAGTGCCCACCGCACCAAGTCACCGCACCGTCACCGACCAACCCGCCACGGGCCGATCCCGCGGCCACATACACCGATCCCACCGAGACCGAAGGCGGTGCGTGATGGCCGGCAAGCTCCGTCACCTCCGCTTCGACGACGAGCGGTGGGAGCGGTTCTGCGCCACGCTCAAGCCGGGCCAGTCGCCGACGGCGTTGCTCGAGGAGCTGATGGACGCCCACATCGCCCAGCCGCCGCAGATCGTCGAGGTGCCTCGCCGTCTCTGCTCACCGACACCGACACCGCCGTTGAACGCGACGACCGGGCCGGCGGTGCGACCCCCGCGGGCGCCGCGTCCGTGGGGGAGCCCGTGAAGTTGGAGGTTTTTTTCCATTCCACGGCGCGCTACTCATTAGTTGACAGGTTTTTTTCGATATGAAACGAGAGGTTTTTTTCGAATGGGCGGACCCTGGATTCATCGGCTGACCGACATCGACGTCGAGGCAAAGACCGCGACGTGCGCGCACTGCGGCCCGACGGTCATTCGCCTCAAGGTTGGACGCCTACCCCACTGCGCCGGACGGCCGGCGTCAGCCCGGCGCGGATGGCACACGATCCTCTCGCGGTACGGGCTGACAACCGAGACTTGGGCGAATCTACTCATTGCTCAGTCCGGTCGCTGCGCGATCTGCTCGGAACCGATGGCGAAGCCGAACGTCGACCATGACCACGCCTGTTGCGACAGCCAGAAGAGGACATGTGGTCGATGCATCCGCGGACTGCTGTGCGGCCCATGCAACCGAGGACTCAGCGCCTTCCGCGACGATCCCGTACGTCTCGCGAACGCACTGGGATACCTGAGTCGATGGGCACAACGATCGACGGGTCGCCGGTCGGTGGTCCTACTCGACGAGCCACCCGAACTCCCTGGGGGAGAGACCGACCCGCCACCACCGGTCGGTCGTCTCGGTGATCCACCAGAGACGGCCACGAGTACAACACCCGCTTTCCGGTAACCGCTTGCCATCCGCGGCCGAGGCGAATGTCGTACGGCCGGTTCGACTGACGCACCGCCTCGAGCATCGGCTCGATCCTGTCGGCCGGCATGATCGTCCCAACGCCCCAACAGAGGTTGTTGTGCGACAAGAACATCGCACCCTCCGCGTCGGCTCGCTTGATGGCGACGGTGACGGCATCCTTGTGTGGCCGGTGGGTGCCGACGTACAGCCCGATCATGTCGTCCGGTCGAGTCTCAGCGAGCGCCTCGACGTGCTCAACGAAGTCGTCGATCGGCATGGCGTCGTCCTGCACGACGCAAACAGATTGCAGGTTTTTTCTTGCTGCGGTGGTGGCCGCCCAACGTAGGGCCTGCTCGTGGTTGGCCCACTCGCCGAGGGTGCCGTCGTCGAGGAAGACGTGGGCGGCCTCGGTGCGCTCGAGCAGCGGCTCGAGATAGTGGGTGCGCTTCACGTGGGCGACCACCACCGTCAGCACGTTCACGACGCGGTGGTCTCCTTGTCGAGCTCCGCGTTGGCGGCGACCCAGAAGACGACGCGACCCATGGGGACGCCGACGACGAGCTGGTCGGCGCGCAGCAGCGCCAGGAAGTTGCCCTCCTCGTGGACCTCGATCCGGTCGGCGTCGGCGGTGAGCTTCTCGACGATGCCGTCGTGGGCGTAGGCGACGGTGAACGAGCGGACCTCGGCCTCCTTCTCGCCCTCGGCCTTGTCCCCCTTGGGGTTGATGTCGTTGATGCCGAGCGCGTGCCGGCACCAGTCACAGGTGATGTCGCCCGGCTCGGTGGTGATGGAGAGCCCGTCGTCGCCAGGGGCGGCCGGCGGGTGGCTGGTGAGCCGTCGGCCGAGGATCTCGGGGTCAGCGTGGATGGTCATGTCTTCCTCCTGAGTGCTTTCTTGATGCGGGCTTTGATCTCCGCTTGGTTGGTCGTGTAGTCGTCACGGACGCCGTTGTCGCGCTTCCACTGCTCGTACATCGACGCCAGCTTCGGCTTCGTCGAGCGGTGACCTAGGTGGACCATCCCGCACGGACACGGGTACGGCCACGTCTTCCCGTCACCCTTCCCGTCACGCTCGAGCGAGGCGAGCTGGCGGAACGCGGAGTCGAGCGACGGGTGGCCGATCTTCTCCGGGTGAGGGCAGTTCAGCCGGACCTTGCGGGTCATGGCCGACCACACGCTTGGTCCCGGCGACGCTCGCGCGACCGCTGGCTAGACGCGGTCCTACACCGCCGGCACTGTCGGTCGCCGCGCGGACTCACGTAGAGATTGCCCTTCGTGAGCCGGTGGCCGTTCCTGCATCGCTCCTTCGAGATCGCGCCCGAGCGGGCCTTGTTCTCGAGGTTCTCTACGGCCTCAAGATGCGTCGGTCGACAGCACGCTTCCTGGCGGCAGAGGTGGTCGACTTCAATCCGGTTCCCCTTGGGCAGCGGCCCGATCCACAGTACGTACGCCAGTCGGTGTACGTACTCACGGCCCTCGGTGCGAGCGCCGACCGACATCTTCGTGTAGCCCTTGGCGTTGGCCGCCCGCGTGCTGATCCAACACAGGGTGCTGTAGCCGCGGTCCTCGAAGTTGATGCGGGCCAGGATGCGCTCCTTGACCCGCTCGGCGTTCACGGCCGACCCTCCGGCCACCTGACGCGCTCCAGCTCAGCGAAGGTATTCGCACGACGATACTCGAACCAGAGATCCCGGTTGGCCCGATACCCGCGGTCGCGGACGCGGTTGACGTCCGCAGCCGGACGCTCATGATCTAGATGGAACACGGGGCCGGGGATGCGCTCGTAGCCGCCCCTGGCGCGCTCGCACATGCGGTGGAACGCACGATCCTCGAAGCCCCAGCCGACAAACCGGTCGTCGAAGCCACCGACCTCGTCCCACAGGTCGACGGGGACCACGAGCATCGACGAGACCGTCTTGCGGTAGATGAGCCGGCGCCGGGGCGGGGACATGGGTCCACGTCGGGTGACGCGGCCCTCGTTGACGGGCTCGCCGAGCAGGAAGTCGGCGCGCTCGTGGTCCTCGACGTTGACCCACCGGTCGTGCGCGACGGTGAGGCGGTTGGTGATGCGGGCGGTGTGGATGGCGCGGGCGAGTTGGTCGTCGGAGACGATGGAGTCGGCGTCGGCGACGATCACCACGTCGTAGAGCTCGCTCTCGTGCCCCTCGCTGCGCACCCCGAGGTCGGCCATCCCGTAGGCGTTGTTGAGGGCCGCCGATCGGTTGAACGGGCCCTCCGGTGACTCGCCGAGCACGAGACGGTCCCAGCCGCCCCACATTGCGTCGTGGACGAGGCGCCAGTTCTCGGCGCGGGCGCCGTCGTCGGACCGCCAGGGCACGAGGGCCGGGATGTACCGCTGCGCGTAGCCGAGGCCCTGAGGGACGCCGTACTCCTCGACGCTCACGGCGTCACCTCGGGCGAAGTGGGGTGATCCTCAGCGTCTGCCCCAGTGGTCAAAGTGCTCGGATCGGGGTGTGGGTGGTCGCCCTTGCAGAGCCCGAGTTGGTAGTCGCGCGTGGAGTCGTCGTCGATCACGCCGCCACCTCCTGAGCCTCGACGTGGGCGAGGAGCTGCCGGCCGATGACCTCGGTGTACGGCGGCGGGATGGCCTCACTCAGCTCGTTGCCGCTCATCCAGTCGATGCCCATCGCCTCAGGGCCGACGTAGGTGCCAACGTCACCGGCGGCTTGCGCTTGAGCACGAGGATGAAGTGGTCGGTGCCCTTGTGGCGGATCTTGAGGAGCCGCACCGGACCCCAGCCCTCGGACCAGCACGTCACCATCGGCTTCGCGCCGAAGTGGTTCGGTGCGCCGATCTGGTGAGCCCAGAGGTCGGGGTCGGCGTTGCAGTCCCACATGCCGATCCACCGGACCATGAACTTCGCCCTGGCGCGCCACCGGCGGGCGGTGCCGATCGCCCGGCGCGCGGACTGGATGGCCTGCTCATGTCGGCCGGTCGAGGGGAGTGCGGCGTGGCCGACGATCACCCGGACCCGCTTGCGGCGACGCACCGATGAGTCCTTGATGGTCGTGGTCCGCTGGTAGCGGGCCTGGACGTTATGCCCGGCGTCGGACATGACGTCGAGCCGCGTCGAGTGCACCTTGAGGCCGGGGCGGCGGCGTACGGCGGTGACGGACCCGGCCTTGGCTGCGGAGGAGAGATCCTGCTGGACGTCCCACTCGTCGCCGAGGATGGCCTGGACGTCGAGAGGCTGGTTGTCGGCGGTGCGGGCCTCCTCGATCCCCATGACGTCGGCGAACTTCGCGATCCACTTGAGGAGCTCGGCGTCGCCGCCGAGCTGCCACGCCATGTTGACGTTGACGAAGCGCGGGCTCCGGAACTTCGTTGCAGCCATGGTCAGTACCCCTTCGAGTGAGTGCCGCGGGTGGCGCCGACGTGCTTGGTGAACGCACCGTGGCGCCCACCGGGGACCGGCATCCAAGCGAAGCGGAAGTCTCGGGCGATGAGCGTGTTGCCCATGGCGGTCTCGGTCCACTTCCCGTCAGGCCAGTCGATGTCGAAGACGGCCTTGTTGAGCAGCGACGGGTTGCATGTGAAGCCCGCGTCGTGGGATCGGAAGGTGTGCGGGTAGTCGTGCCAGACCCATGCGGTCGGAGACCGCCGGATGATCCCTCGCTCGGCGTCGACGCGCTGCTGCTGGGCGTCCATGACGCCGCGGGCCAACTCGTTCGGGTACCACGGCTGCCGGAGCAAAGCGACCTGCGCGAGCCGCTTGTTGGCGTCGAGGATCTCGTGGAGCCACGTGATGTCGAAGTCCTCGACGAAGACGAAGTCCTCCTCGAGCAGGAAGACCCTGGAGTCCAGCTCGCGGGCGACCTGCCAGACCTTCTGCATCGCCTTGCTGTAGCCGGCCGGGTGGTCGTCGACGGCGTGGATGGCGACGGTGTCGCCGAAGGTCGCCAGGAGCAGCGCGCGCCACGCCGGGTCGCCGGAGTCGTCGACGATGTGGACGTCGGGCGCCCACGAGTCGGGGGTGTGCTGGTCGAGCGACAAGACGGCCTGCGGGAGGTACTCGCCCTTCCGGTTCGACAGGATGATGAGCGGGGTGGTGTCGACGACGTCGACTGCGGTGGTCATGCGTCGTACCTCGTCACCGCGAAGTAGCCGATGGCGCCCTTGCCGAACTTGCCGTAGGAGACCCACCACTCCCAGTCGGAGCCGATGCAGCCGCAGGTCTCGTCGGGCTCGCGGTCGTCGAGGCACTCCGGCATGTGCGGCCGGGCGACGGCGTACGTCTCGGTGAGCTGCTCGACGTCGAGGTCGGCGAGGTCGAGGCCCAGCGCCTTGGCGACCACCTCGGGGTCGAGGCCGTGGCCCTGGAGGATCGCATCGCCGTCCTCGCCGAGGTGGACCACCTTGACGTCGTCGGTCGTGTCGGCGTAGGCCCAGACCTGCTCCTCGGGGATCGGGTCGTTGTCGAGGGCGGCGTACCTCTCGGCGAGGGCCTTGCGCTGCGCCTCGAGTCGGACGGTGACCGACTCGAGCCACTGCACGATCACCGTGCCGGCCTGGACGAGCTCGCCCTGGAGCTCGGCGAGGTTGTTCGGGCTGACCGAGATCGCCTCGAAGTATTCCTCGGTGAGGATGTGCTCGAAGGTGATGGTGCCGTCGCCACCCTCGTTGCGCGAGGCCGCCTTGGTGCGGGTGATGGCGGCCATCATGAAGTTGCCGTTGGTGGAGGGCTTCTCGGACAGCGGGTTGATCGCGCGGTCACGGAGTTGGACCTTCCGGTCGCCCTCGACCTTGAGGATCTCGCCGACGACGTTGCCGGACCAGCCGGTGCCGTCGGGAAGGTCGGACTGGTCGCCGTGCTTCGCGAGCTGGTTGAACCGCTCGATGCCGAGCATGTCGAGGATGCGGCGGGTGGCGGGGATCGCGAAGCCGCACTCGCCGACCTTCTCGGCGTGGATGCAGATGCCGTGCATCGGCGCTGCTGCGCCGGCTCCGTGATGGTGCTGCTGGACGGCGGCTTGGACGCCTATGGGCAGGCTGGAGAGGTCGATCATCGAATGCCTCCGGGCTGGGAGTCCAGAGCCGCAGCGAGCGCGACCCTGGCGAGGGTGGGTGGGATGGCGTTGCCGACCTGCAACCCGCGGGCCGTCTTGGGACCGAAGGTGTGCCAGCCGTCGGGGAAGCCCTGGATACGGAGCCGCTCCTCGAGCGAGGTGACGACGACGCCGGGCTGGTTCTGCCGCGGTCCGTCACCGGGCTTGCGGTACGTCGGCGGCGCGACGCACTCCGGCTTGTACGAGCCGACGATGGTGGTGGCCGGGTGGACCTTCGCCCAGTCGGGGAGGTCGGTCCGCTTGGGCAGAATCTCGGCGAGCGTGACCCACGGCTTCCGTCGGCCGCTGGAGACCTCGACCCGGCCGTAGCCGGTGCGGATGTCGAGGTGCGTCGTCTTGGGCCACGCGATCGGGAGGCCGTCGCGGCGGGCGACGAGGAGCCGGCGCTTGCGGGCCTGAGCGTCGCCGTAGTCGGCGGCGCAGACGAGGCGCTGCTCGGCGGTATAGCCCTCCTGGCGCAGCATCTCGGCGCACCACTCGAAGATCTGCTCGGTGCCCTTGCCGACGTTCTCGAGGCGCACGAACGGCGGCCGGAGTTCGACGGCGATCTCGATGAACGCGACGGTGAGCACGCCGCGCGCATCCCTGAGTCCAGTGCGGGTGAGGTTGGCCTGAGAGAACGGCTGGCAGGGCGTGGAGCCGACCATGCCGGCGAGGATGGCGCGGAGGACGCCGACGCGCGTCGGGTCGTCGAGCAGCGTCGTCATGTCGTCGTGGTAGACGCCGGGGCCGTTGGCGACCAGAGCGGCTTGGGCGTGGGCGTTGTTCTCGACGGCGAGGTCGACGAGCTTGCGCTCGCGGAGGGCGACGGTCCATCCGCCGATGCCGGCACAGAGGTCGAGGACTGAGAGGGGCTGGGTCATAGCGTGACCCTATGACCCAGCCGGGTTCCCGTCAACCACTCAGTCAGCGTCGACGAGGTAGCGGTCGACGCGCTCGTCACGCTTCGGCACCTCGTCGGGCTGGCAAAGACGGCAACGACCGATGGTGCCGCCGTGGGTGCAGGTACGCGCGTGGGCGTTGGCTCGAGCCGTCTGGAGCAGAGCGCGGGCCTCAGCGATGCGGTGGCGAGCCTCGGGGCTGTGAGTCGCCATGGTGCTGCACCTCCTACGTGAATCTCTCGCTTTTCGGTACGCGCCCGTGCGGTACAACCTGCATCCCGATTTGCGCGCGTCTTGACCTGCTCCGTCCGTCCGTCCGTTCGTTCGTCCGTAGGAGTCCGACCTCGGACTCCGAGGCGGATCTCCGATCGGACTCCGATCGGATGCTTTGAGTATCCTTCCCACTCACCCACGAGAGCAAGCCCCTTCCGCGCCATTCCAGCAGTCGGGGCCGTGCCACCGCTTGCAGTTCGCCTTGAGCGAGCCGACCCTGGCGGCCTCTTGCTTGCCCGCCGAGATCGCGGAGAGCTCTTGCCGGGTCAGGTAGTTGTGGATCGCCCAGCCGCCCGTGACGGGCTCCCAGAGCTGGTAGGTGACGAGGAGTCCGGCGGTCGCTTTCGTGCCGTGGATGAACGGCAGGGCGGCCGGCGTGAGGCGCCCGTCAGTGCCGTGCTCGGCGCTCCAGCCGATCGCGCAGACGTACGACGTGAACGCCTGCCAACGCTTCGCCGACGGGTCGCTCAGCAGCGCCAGCACCTTGTCGTGGGAGGCGATCGACGAGTCCATCCGGAACCACGGGAGCCCCATCTACTTCCCCCCTTCTCGAGCGGTCGCTGTCTTCTGCATCTGGGCGAGCCACGTTGCTCGGATCGTGGTGCCCATGGTCGGGTGACCGGTGCGGTTGGTGTGGCCCTGAGCGAGCGTCGCCTTCGCGTTCTCGGTACTGCCCGCGACACACGTCAGGCAGTACCACCATGACGTCATTGGGCCGCCTCCCGTCGTCGCCGGAGGTGGGTGAGGATCGTCGGTGACATGCCGCGCAGCGAGTTCACTCGGATCGTCACCGGCTCCATGTGTTCAGGATTCACGCAGTGCCGGACTCGGCAGAGGTGGTCGATCACTAGACCCGTGGGGATCGGTCCGCGAAGGCGCTCGTAGGCCCATCGGTGAGCAAAGACGTTCGACTTGACGTCCGTGAGCCAGAAGTTCCCGTAGCCGTTCTTGGTGATCGCGCCGATCCACAGCCAGCACTCGCCCGCGGCGCCCGGCTTGCCGCCCGCCACCTTGGACCAGAATCGCTCATCGTCAGACGCACCGGCCGCGAGGCGGATGCGCTTGCCTGCGCTCAGCACGCGACGCTCCGAGGTGTCGCGGAGTACGGGGCGCGTGGGTGGGCGACGGAGTCCTCGCGGCGCTGGCGTTCCCCAAGGGTCTCCCCGAAGCGCGCGATCTCGTTTCTGCGGAGCGCCTCCCACAGGTCGGGGCGACCGGCGTTACCGAGGCGCTTGTTGATGGACTGAGCTCGTACACCGAGGCGGCGCGCGACGTCCTCTGTGGACTCCCCAGTGTGCGCCATCCACTCGACGTCCTCGACGAACGCGTCACGCACGCGGGCCTGTCGTTCAGCTTCGATGCGGCGCTTCCGTTCGAGCGGCGTCTCGTGACCCATGGCTCACGCCTCGGGGTCGTCAGTCGGCTCGGGCTCGATGCGGAGCTCCTCCAGCACCAAGTCGAGCTCGTCGCTGGAGAGCCCGGCTGCGACAGCCGGGTCCATGGGGATCTCGCGGTGGATGATGGCGCGGATGCGGTTGCGTCGCGAGACGTCGGCCGGGTACTTGAGCCTCTTGAACTCCTCGGCGATGGCGTGATACCTGGGGTCGACGGCCAGGGCGGCACCGAGGTCACCGGCGTCCTCGTCGGGCTCCTCGGTTTGCTTCACGACCTGCCCCTCGACGATCGTGGCGCCCGTCGGGTTGTCGGCCTGCCCCATCTCCTCGTCGGTGTAGATCCCCGACAGGTCGAGCGGGAACGCCTTGCGCAGCGCCAGAGCCTCGGCGCACTTCGCGAGCTGCCCGGCGCCGCGCGTCTTCCACGTGCCGGTCAGGACGATGTCGTCGTTTTGCTTGCGCTTCGTCTGGGCGTACTCGACGAACAGGGCGACCGCAGAGAACCGCTTCCCGTCGCGGAGGACCGTGACCTTCGCGGCCGACGGCGACGAGGTGGCGTCGAGCCACACGTCACGCCAGACGCCGTCCTGGCCGCACCACTGGACGTCCTCGTACTCGAGCGTCGCGCCGGCCTTGTCGGCGGCCCGGCGTGCGATCACCCGGTAGCCGTCGATGCCGGTCTGGATCGTCGACTTGTAGACGTCCTGCCACTCGCCGTTGACGAGCCCACGGTCCTTGCGGGCCACGAGGTAGATCTGGCGGGAGAACGGGTCGAGCTGGGACCGCTTCGCGACGTGCAGGAAGATGTCGAGCTCGGCCTGGGTGGCGTCCTCGGAGACGCCCATGGCGTGCAGACCGGAGATCTGCGCCGGGGTCCATGACGTCTGCTCGTCGACGATCACGAGCTCGGCGTGGGTGGGCTCCTCGACCGTCTCGATCACCGGCTGATCCGGTGCCTTCTCCTTGGCTCTGGGCATGTCAGATCCTCTCTGTGACTGCGATCTGGGTGTAGCGGAGGTCGGGGTTGGGGTGGACGTCGAGGGCCATGAACCTCGGGAACGGCACGGCGTACACGAAGATCGGGCCGTTGGGGCAGAGGACGTCGAACGCCTGCGGCGAGACCTGTAGGACGCCCGGTCGTTTGTGGTCACGCATGATCGCGTGACGAGCCCGGCGGACCGCGGGAGCGATCTGGTTGATGAGCACCATCTGCTCGTCCGTGGGAAGGTCTTGGTCGACCAGCATCACATGACCGCCCTATCGAAGTTGAGGCGGGCGAACTCACCGAAGTAGCGGACGGCAGCGTCGTCGTACGCGCGAGCGGCGGCCTCGGGGGTGTCGTGCATCCCGAGGTACCGGAGCTTCCCCTCGTGCCAGATCCGCGCGCACCAGCGACCGCGCGTGGCCGAGACGCCCTTGTAGCCACTGGGGTTTGAGCATCGCTGGTTCCGTGAGTTCTGCGCCTGGGTGGCGGGCCGGAGGTTGGCTCGGCGGTTGTCGAGCCCATTGCCGTCAATGTGGTCGATCCTCGGTCCATCGGCGCCCATGATGAGCCGGTGCATCTGGATCGTCGTGTGGCGACCGTTCCGGCGCACGTTGGCCTGGGCGTAGGTGGTCCTGCCGTGCGGGCGCGCGTGCCACGGGCCGAGCATCGCGACGACTTCGTAGTCGGCGTCGTCGACCAAGGCGATGGCGCCCGACGACAGCGGGATCTCGCGGCTCACGTCGCCCCCTTCTCAAAGAAGTGGTAGTCGGGGATCTCGACCTGGGCGTAGGTGTCGGGGTCGATGTAGCCCGGCCAGACGTCAGCGGCCTTGCAGTCGCGGAGAATCTCGAGGCCCTGGGTGTACCGCTTGCGTCCGAGCTTGATGGATCGGGCGCCGAGCTGGATCACGGACACCGGGTAGGGCGGGTTCTTCTCGATCACGACGAACGCGAACGCCTTGGCCGGGTGGCCCAACGCGCGGAGCACGTCGAGGTAGTACGGCGCCTGGATGAAGTAGCCGTACTCGGCGGCCCGCTTCTTGAAGACGTCGGGGTCGGCGGACTCGGCGGTCTTCACGTCGCCGAGCACCTGGGGGTGGAGCCAGTCGACGCGGACCCGGCGGCGCTGCCCGGTGGGCTCGTGCTCGAGGTAGCCGGTGACCTCCGGCTTGCCCTCGGTGAGGATCTCCATGGCGAAGGCGTGCCGCTGGAGCGACTCGGCCATCGCCTCGGCCTTGTCGATCTCCTTGCGCAGCAAGGGGATGTTGCCGGCGGCGCGGATCTCGGCGGCGTGGGTCCGCGTCGACGGCGACCGCATGTCCTCGGCCTCACCGAGGTCGGCCTTCGTCTTCGGGTCGAACCGGTGTGGCACCTCCGGGTGGGAGCCGACGCCCAGGATGAGGGTGTGGGCGACGTGGCCGAGGTCGTAGGAGTCCTTCGGCGGCGGCGGGTGGTCGAGGCCCCACTTGTAGAGCGCCGGGGCCGTGAGCAGCGTCTTGATGCCGGTCTGGGAGATCGACGACTGGTCGGCATGGTAGGACGCCTCGTCGATGTCATCGAACAGGCCATCCTCGGTCGGAATCTCAGTGGTCGACATGCACGTGCTCCTTGGGGAAGTTGAGGCGAGCAAACTCGCCGAAGTGCTGGATGGCAGCCGCGTCGTAGGCACGTGCGGCCTCCTCGGGAGAGTCGAAGCATCCGAGGTGGTGGAGCTTGCCGTCATAGGAAATGCGCGCGTGCCAGGGCTTGCCGCGCCAGGGTGGCTTGCGGAACGTGATCCCCTTGAAACCGCTCGGGCCTCGGGGGCGCATGTTGCGCCCGTTCTCGATGCGGTCCGCCGCGCGAAGGTTGGCGCGGCGGTTGTCGAGGCCGTCGCCGTTGATGTGGTCGACGCGATCGGCCGTCGGGACGAGGAGTCGGTGCATCGACAGAGTGGTTCGGCCGCCATCGTCTCGACGGACATTCGCCATCGCGTACGTCGTCTTGTTCGACGGACATGGATACCAAGGCCCGCTGGCCTCGACCAGCTCCCGGTCTGCGTCGTCAACGAGGGCGACCCGGCCGCGCGTGAGGGGGATTCGGGCCATCACCGCCACCTGATTCCGGGATGAATCTTCGGGCCGGGGCAGCGACGGCGACGAGCTAGGGGACTGTACGTCTGTTCACACACGACGCACGACACCTCCTGCCCGATGATGTCGGTCGCGGCCGGCCACCCTTCCTCGGCGTCGACGTCGGGGTCGGTGGCGACCTTGTCGAAGTGGTTGAGGAAGTCGTCGCCGATCGTCCTGATGGTGGTGATCGCCCACAGGTGCTCGTTCGACTTGATGGCGTAGACGACCTTGGGGTTGAGCTCCGGCTCCGGCGTCTGGTTGCTCATCGCTTGCCCCGGTGGCTCTGGACGGCGTCGATCAGCAGCACGACGACCACGCTGATCGCGAAGGCGATCAGGATGAGGCCGAGCATGACCATGCCGTCGGCGGTTCGCTGGCTCATTGCAGAGGTGGCGTGATTCACGGTGATACCCTGCTCTCGTCTGGTTGTTTGCTCCTGCTGGGGCCGTCCTTCTCGTCGGGGGGACGGCCCCTTGGTGTGTCACCTGTGGCCCGAGGTTTGAGGCTTCCCCTTCCTCGCCTCCCGGACCACAGGAGCCTGTCAGCCGGTCAGTTTCGTGACCGTGGTGTCGAGCTTCTCGGCGACCTTGATGAGCTCGCCGATGCGGAACGCGACGCGTCCCTCGAGCCGCTGGTGGACCTGCGGCTGGGAGAGGCCGAGGAGCTGACCGATCGCCTCCTGGCTGACGCACTGGGTGCCCATGCGCGCACGGACGCGCCGGCCGATGCGGACGTTCTCGGCGTCGAGGATGGCCTCGGTGTCGCTGCTCATGGGGATAGGTCTACCCTATATCCGCGCGGCGTGCAAGGGCTTCGAGGTGAGCCGCCGTGTTGACGTAGCGCCGGATCTTCTTCGCCTTCTCCGGCATCGGCTCGTCGATCAGGTCACGCGTCTTGCGGTGCGCGTTCACCTTGACCGTCTGCGGAGCCGTCGACTCATCGTGCGGCCCGTAGTCGTTCTGGTGCCGTCGAGCAGGCGGGACCACCGGCGCGGGCGGCTTGTAGCCCGGCGAGCGCGGACCGACCGCCTTGCCGTTGAGCGCCCGGCCGAGACGCGACGTCGTCTCCCGCACCCGGAACATGTCGATGTCGGACTCCTCGTAGAACCACTCGCCCCGCTTGTCCATCCTCATGGTCGGCGCTCCCAGATCAGCAGCGCGAGGCCGAACGGCGGCCTGTCGCCCTTCTCGGGCCGCACCCAGTCCTTGGGCTGATCGAAGCGCATCCTGCCGCGTTGAAACTCGACCCGCAGGTCGGTGTCCGGTCGGTCGCGGTAGGGCTCAACGTGGTCCTGCCACCACGCCTGCTCGACGCGGTTGGCCGGGACGAGCATCACGATCCGCTCGGGTCGACCCGCCTCCCACTCGGCCCACGCCTTGCGGACCCACGACCCGAGGTCACTGACGCCGGGGACGCGAGAGTACGGCGGGTTGCACCAAACGCGGCCGGGCCAGGGCTTCGCGAGACCGTCGTCGGCGCGAGTGTAGAAGACCGGCGCCTTGGTGTTGTGGGCTGCGGCGGCCACGTCGAGCTCGAACGGCGCACCGAACCTCGCTTCAAGTTCGCGGATGAACTCGACCTTGGTGCCGCGGTCGTCCACCTCGTCGAGCGCACCACGTTTCGCGGTCTGTTGCGGGTGATTCTCTGATTTGTAGCCCAGCATGTTCATCGCGTCACCGCCGCTGCGATCAGGTCGAGCGACTCGTCGGCGAGCTGGGCGTACCTCGACGTCGTGTTCAGCGAGGCGTGCCCGACGGCCCTGGAGACCCCGAGGAGGTCGCCGGTGGCGGCCAGGGCGACCGTGACGTACCGGTGCCGGAAACAGTGGTAGGTGCCCTCGACCCCGGCAGCGTGGATGGCTCGGTTCATCCGCTTTTGGAACGTGTTGACCCGCTTCTCGAGGTCGCGCTCGGTCAGCTCGAGCTTGGTGCCGGTGACGACGTTCTCGCCGCCGGTGAGCGCCGGGCCGATGATGTCGTACAGCAGCGGCGAGAGGCCCACCATCCGGGTCTTGTTGCCCTTGCCGGTGACGCGCATCCGGTTCGTCTCGAGGTCGATCTCCGGCCAGTTCAACGCGACGGCTTCCTCGATCCTCGTGCCGCCGTACGCGCCGAGAGCCGAGGCCCGCAGGAGATCCGGCTGCTCGCGGACGTACTCGAAGACGGCGTCGCACTCGGCGCGCGAGAACGGGCGCGGCAGGCCCGACGGCATCTTCGGTCCCTTGAGTCGGCGTGTCGGGTCGTCGAGCCGGTGCTCGAACAGGTCGGCCCACTTGTAGAACGACCGCAGCAGCGACAGGTCGGCGTTGCGGGTCGCGGGCGACAGGTAGGCCCGCTCGGCGTACCAGTCCTCCAGCTCCTCACGGGTCGCGGTCGCGGCGGTGGCGACGTTGGTGAGGACGCGGCGCCGGGCGGCCAACGTGTTCGCGGGCTCGCCCTGCTGGATGCAGTAGCGGAGGTAGGTCTGGGAGAGCTCGTCCATGCCCTCGAAGGTGGTGTCAGGCACGGTCGTACCCCACGATCACGCGACCGTTGGGCTGCGGGTTGACCACGAGACCGAACGCCATCTGGTTCTTGTAGATGTCGAGAGCCCAGCGTCGGCGCCGTTCCTCGTCGTCGATCTCGGCCTGCCTGGGGTGCCGCCAGACCTCGACCGGGTCGAACCCGAAGTGGTCGCACAGGTCGTCGAGCAGGCGGGCCACGAACATCTCGCCGGCTGCGCGCTGCCGGGCAACCATCCGCCACCACGCGACGTCGTGCGCCTCGTCCATGCCGGCGTCGACCTTGGCCTGCACGGCGTCGTGGAGCCGGTCGCCCTCCTCGATCCCGAAGCGGACACGGTACTCATCACGGAGCGTCATGCGTCACCTCGGGCGGATTGATCGGAACGTCTCGGGTGACGCCGCAGTGGTGGCACTCTTGCCAGCGGTCATCAGGACCGGCTCCGCGTTCGGACCAGTCGTGGACGCACGGGTCGGCGGTCGGAATGGTCATGTAGCCGAACCGCTTGCGGCGGCACTTCTCGCAATAGACGTCCGCGCCGTTCGCGGCGAGCAGTACGCGCAACCGACGCTGGCGATGCCAGCAGAGCAGTCGATTGAGCGGGTAGGACTGCACCTTCACGCGGTGGTTGTTGACCCGAGCACTTTCGTCAGCTTGCTCGCTCATGATCGATCATCCTCTCGGTCTCGAGCGTGCTGCTCGAGCCACATCTTGAAGGTGACGCGCGGGACTGCCGCGTCGAAGTCGTCGTCCTCGAGCTGCATCATCGTCACCCCGGAGCCAGCCGAACCGGCGACGCTCGAGGGAGCCGGCAGGCTGGACTCGCGCAGCGCGTCGCGGGCGTCGCGCTGGTCGTAGTACGCCAGCACCAGCTCGCGGTGCAGGCACGCGGTGTGACACGAAGGTTGGCTCTCGGTTGGTCGAGGCATCCCGCGCCGACAGCCGCCGCGGTACGGCTTCTCCTCGTCGGCCATCATGCAGCCGCCGCGTAGCCGCCGTCGTTGTCGAGGAGCACGCGACCGAAGGCGACGTGGATCACGGGCACCTCGGCCGGGTCCATCTCCGAGCGCACCAGCCACCCGTCGACGTACGCCTGCTCGCGTCGCGACTCAACGTCTGCGTGGCAACCATTCGGTGTCGTCGCGGACCCGCAGAGCAACACGACGTTGGAGAGTTCGTTCCGGCCACCCCTGCCTCTCGGTAGGCGATGGTGGATCGAGAAGGCTTCGTAGGCAAGGTAGGAACCGCATCGCTCACACCTCATGCTGGCCCTGGCGATCACCTCGGCGCGCTGGGCCTCGGTGAGCTCGTTCCTGGCAACCTTCCGCTTCATCGGACGCCGCCCGCGATGGCCTCGATCTCGTCGATGATCGAGTGAACGCTCTGCATGGTGGACTGGTAGGCCACAGCGCGGGCCGCCGCGCAGCGATCCTCCGTGTTGTTGGCCCAGTCCTGACGGCGTCCAGCGAGTGACGTGTGCAGCAGTCGCAATCGCCGTCGGGCGGCACGATAAGCGCGCGCCTCGCTCGGCTTCTCGTCGTTCTCCTCGAGTAGCGCGGCCAGCTCGTGTCCGAGGACGCGGTCGTCAGCATCGGTGCTCGCGAGGAGCCGTGAGGCAACAGCCGCGACCTCGTCCACGATGCTGTCCATGTCAGGCGTCGCCGAACGCGGCCTCGAACGCCTTGGCGGCAGCCAGGGCGACCGTGCGCTTCTGGAGGAGCTTGGCCCGCTCGCCGGCACCGCGGACCGCGGCACCGAACGTCGGGTACGGCGTGGAGCGGTTGAAGTCCTCGGTCTCGACGTCGACGGCGAACTTGCCGTCCACATCGGTCCCGACGCTGATGCGGGTGCCGTTGGGGCCGTCGATCTCGACCTTGGTGTAGCTGTAGCCCTCGGGCAGGGCCGGGAGGTAGGAGCCGTCGCGGGACGCCTTCTCCGGCTCGGGCGGCGTGACGGCCTTCTTCGCGGGCGCCTTCTTGGCCGCCGTCTTCTTCGCCGGCTTGGTCTTCTTGCCGGGGTCGTTGTTGTCGCCGAGCGGGCCACGCGGCTCGGGCGGCGTGACGGCCTTCTCTGCGCCGGGGATCTCCGGCTGGGTCTGGTCGGTCATGTCGTGTCCTGTTCATCGGTGGCGGGGTGATGCGGTGAAGGTGGGCGGCGAGTCGGTCCAGTCGCTCTCTGCTTCCGGCATGGCCGCTCGGGACGGCCCCGGTGAAACCGTGTGCTGCTCGCTCTTACCTGCGACTCGGCCAGGGTGGGTTGGGCTGCCCCGAGACAGGCGGCCCAACCCGGTCGGGGGTCGGTCAGACGTCGACGCGCGAGTTGGTGTCGTCGAGGATGCGAGCCAACAGCATGAAGGCGTCGGCGTGCGCGTTGATCTGCGACGCGAGCGGCGAGATGGGCCGCTCGATCGGGTCGACCGGCTGGGAGGGCAGCGAGTCGGACGGCTGGACGACGGGCTGGATGTGCTCGATGAGCTGGTGGACACGCGCGGTGAGCTCGGAGCGCGCGTAGTCGAGCCGGTCGAGGGCCTCGGCGACGCCGGGCAGGGCGGGGGTCGGCGCCGTCGGCGGGAGGCTGCCGGTGTGGAGGCGGGCGGACTGGTCCTGGGTCATGAGCTGCTCCTGGGTGAAGGGGCAGGGCGCCTCTGGGGTCCAGAGGTAGCTCTCGTCCATGTAGACGATCCGCCCTGCGGTCATAGGCCAGTCCTATCATGCTCGATCCGGGTCCACAAGCCCTCCGACCGAATAATTCCAATAATGGATCTTATCGGACATTCTTACTCGCGCCCCCTTGACGAGGCGCGACCTGCGTGTATAGGTTCACACTATGACCCAGCCCGAGATGCTCACCGAGGTCGAGAAGCGGAGCCTCAAGATCGCCGCCGGGGAGTTCCACGAGAGCGACGGCGGCGAGTACGAAGTCGGCACCATCCTCGCTGCCGTCGTCGATCTCCTCAGGAAGCGCCACCTCGACCAGCCCACCGTCCGGCTCGGCGAGCTCGACATCCCGGCCGGCGGCACCGCCTCCGTGGCCTACTGGCCGAAGACCGCCGAGGAGGCCGCGAAGATCGTCCGCGCCATCCCGGCCGACACCGACTGGCGGACCGACCGCAGCGGGAACCTCGAGAGCCTGCTCTGCGAGCACTCCGGCATCCGCGTCGCCGTCTACGTCCCGACGCCGCCCGCGACGGTCGAGACCCGCACGCCGCACGCGACCGCGATTCTCAACGAGGTCCGCGGCACCTGATCTGCACCACCCAAACAACACCAAGGAGATACACCATGAAGATCCGACCTATCCACCTCCTCGTGGCGCTCGTCGTGAGCCTGCTCATGTGGGGTGCCGCGATCGGTGGCGGCGCCGCCGTAGCCGACCGGCTCATCACCGGCCACGACGTCAAGGACGGCACCATCCGCAAGGCCGACCTCGGGGCCGGCGTGCAGGCGAAGCTCGACAAGAAGGCGGCGCGCGGCGCACGGGGCCCCGCTGGAGCACGGGGACTCGTCGGCCCGCAGGGGCCCAAGGGTGACGCCGGACCGTCCGGCCTGACCGGCGCCTACTGGGCCACCGCGGCGTACGACGCCGGGGACACCAACGCCGGAGCCATCGCCACCGTCGCCTGCTCGAAGATCTCAGACGTCGCCATCGCTGGCGGCGTGCAGACCCTCGGCCTCGGCGGTCACCCGGCCGCCGTCGCGTCGTCGTTCCCCGGCCGCATGGACTGGTCGACGAACACGCCGAAGCCGGACCGCCTCGACGGGTGGATCGTCCAGTTCGACGCCGACGTCGCGCCCGAGAAGGCGACGATCTGGGCGTTGTGCGTCCCGCAGTCGGTGGCGGTCGTCGAGACCTACCGTCAGTCGAGCTGACCGATGGCGCAGCGCAGACCCCGCCGGCCGCGGTCGAAGTTCGATGAGGAGCAGCGCTCCGGCATCCGGGCGATGGCCGACGGGGTCTGCTCGAAGCCTGGGTGCCCCCAGGACGGCGTGGTCCTCAAGAACCAGCGCATCACCCGCTACAAGCACGGCTGGGCGCACGTGACCTGCATGTCCGGCTGGGACGACGAGTAGCTACTACGCCACCTCGAGAAAGGCGACGAGGCTGATGGTGGTGAACACCTGGGCTGGCGACGGTCCGTGGCGGACGTCGTTGTTCGCTACCGCCGTCATGAGCTCAATGGTGGTGTCCGTCACGCGCCGAACGGCGTAGACGGGGTACGCACCGGCAGCAACAAGCACCTGACCCGAACAGGCGTAGACGCCAGACGACGCCGTCCCTCCGACGTCGGGGTTGACGAGCGTCGCGCCCGGTGGGATCGACAGCCGCAGTGATCCCGCCCCGGTGGCCGTTCCGGTCGCCCCACGCTTGAGGTTGTAACGCACCATGAGGAGGTGATCGTTGAGCTTCCGGTATGAGGCCGTGATGATGCCGTCGGTACCCACGTTGGGGTTGCCTCCGGTTGCCGTCAGGGCCGGCGTGAACGTGGTGGCGTCACCCTCAAGGAACTCCGCGAGCGGATCGGTTGCCATGGCGACACGTGCGTCGACAGCGATGGCCGTCTCGGAGGCGTCGTCGCCCACGAGGAAAGCAACCGCCTCATCCTCCGCGGTGAGGCCCACGATGGCCTTCGCGTCGTCGAGGAGCGCTGAGAACGCAATGTAGAGCTCCGTCGAGAGAGCGGAGCCCACGGCGCGGAGCTGGAGCTTCTGTGGCCACTGCGGCGACAAAATGAGCTTGCGTGCCATGTCAGCCCCCTTCGACGACGCGCGCCGGGCGCCAGTGGCCGTCAGTGTAGGTGGCCGCCACGGTGTAGCGGGCGGGCTCGAGGTTGGACCACGGGAGCACGATGTCGGGCAGCGCTGGGCAGATCACCAGCGCCGACCACGGCCCGTCGATGTCGACCATCACGCACCCGACCCGGTGCGGACGACGGCGTACGTGTAGTCGTCGCCCTCGTCGAGCCCGGCGGCGTCGAGGTAGGGGAACTCGGCGCCGGTCGCCAGGATCGTCTCGGCCGGCAGGGACTCCGGGTCGTAGCCGGGCGCGCCGAAGGGCCGGTCCTCGCCGTCGACGGTGGTCAGACCGGTCGTGCGGAGGATCGTGAGGCCCAGCGGCGCGTCCTCGGGCATCTCCCCCTCGAGCAGCGCCGTGGTGCCCGTGAGGCGGGTCGCCGTGAACGAGATTGGCGCCTTGGGCGGGGTGCCGTCGTCGAAGATGATGTCGAGCCCGTACATCGGCCCGCCGGCCGACAGGGTGGTCGCTCCACCGGACGCACGGAAGTAGGCCCGCCCGGCGCCGGGTGCCAGCAGCGACAGAGCCGGGAAGCCCGCCGAGAGGACAGCTCCGGGCGGCCCGTCGCCGGCCGAGATGAACCGCTGTGAGATGCCGAACTGGTAGGTCAGCCAGATCGGATCGTTGGCGTCCATCTCGACGGGCTCGTCGAACAGGTTGGTGACCCACCCGCCAGGGCCGAGCGCGGCGGCGTCGTTCTCGGCGAGCGGCGTGGTCGAGAAGTCGGGGGTGGCGTACGCCCGGAGGATGAACGTGACCTCAAGGTCACCGAGATCCTCGGGCGGCACCCAGAGTCGCGCGCCGGGGCACTCGCCGGCCGCGGTGCAGACGAAGCCGTTGCCCAGCTCGATCGGCTCGCCAGCGTTGGCGACGTCGGGGGAGCCGTAGTACGTCGTGGGTCCGAAGACGTTGTAGTCGGTCACCCGTCCATCTCCTGTCCGTCCGGCCCGATGAGCGTGCCGTCGTCGTAGCGGTTGTTCTCCCACACGGCGCCGGGCGCCTCGGCGTTGAACGACGTGACGGGGCCGTAGACCCCGTTGCGGCCGGTGATGCCGCGCTCGAAGACACAGTCGCGGACCACGATGTTGTAGGTGTCCTCGCCGTACGGCTTGCTCGGATTCCAGCCGCCGGAGAGGCCGTAGGAGCCGGTCGTGGGCTTGAATAGGCACCGCTCGAAGGTGAAGTCGTGGACCGGGCCGAAGTCGCCGAAGATGGAGGCGTCGCCGGTGGGGCCGCCGCCGTTCGGGGTGAGCTCGGTGGAGCAGTCGATGGTGCAATGCAGCAGCAGGCAGTTCGAGCCGCCGTTGCTGATGAAGCCGTTGTTGTGGTAGCCGCCTTCGTACTCCGGGTCGTTGTACTGCATGTGCAGGATGGAGTCTTCGATCCGGGTGTCGTGCGAGCCGAGGACCGAGTGCTGGCCGTTGCGGATGTCGCAGCGGCGGATGTCGAGACGGGAGTAGCCGATGGTCGGCCCGGACCACGGGATGCCGTTGATGTTCGAGTCGGTGATGTAGAGCGACGCCCCGGACTCGTCGGCGTTGATGTCGAGGAACGCGTCGACGTTGCAGCGGGTGATCCGCGCCTGGGCGCCCTCCTTGACGAACATCGCCGAGTCGGGGAGCGTGATGTCGCGGCTGTCGAGGGTGATGTCCTGGGTGAACGTCGAGTGCTCGTCGACGTACGGCGTGAGGGTGACGCCGGTGGGTGCCCAGCCGGTGTTCTCGGCGGATGGCCAGTCGATGAGGCCGCCGTGGATGTACTCCCCGGTGGTGTAGGACCGCCAACCCATGCCGTTCGGGTCGCGGTAGCAGAGGTCGGTGCTCATGCCGGCGGTGCCACCATGCGGAACCAGATGTCGTGCGCGCCCATGCCGGGCGGGACGTCGTCGAGGCCACCCTCGGTGAAGATCTTCGTGATGCCGGGCACCTTGACGTACGTCGTCGCGTCGGCGTCCCACGCCCACACCTCGACGGAGCCGCCGCCACCGCCACCGCCACCACTGATCTCCTCCATGGCAGCGAGGAGATCCCGGGCCTCGGCGAGCATGGCGGTCATGGCCGCAAGCGCCTCCGCTGGAGCAGACGACACCACAGGTCGCAGCCGAACGGACCCACCCGAACCGCTCTCCAGTCTGTAACCCATGAGGGCATCCTAGAAGACGAGGGCCTCCAGATCGGTCACCCTCGTTGGGTATGTGGTGATCCCGTCAGATCCGGCCGTATGACGCTCTCACGGCGGCCCTACTGGACCGGGATGAATGTCATCACGGTGGGGACGACGCTGTAGGTGACCTGGACGACGTCGCCGGGGTTGACGAAGAACGTGCCGGCCGTCTGACCAGTGGTCACCAGCGCCGCCGACGACGCTCCGAGCTGGATCTGGCTGACCGTCCCTCCCGAGACCACCACGACGCCGCGACTCTGCATGGTGTTCTGCCACTGGTAGGGGCTGGCGCCCGGTGCGATGTCGGTCTTCGAGCGCCGCACGGCGGCCTTCTCCGCGACCGCCTCGGTGAACGTCCTGGTCTGCACGAACGACCCCGAGTCGGAGTAGTGCGTCACGGAGCCAGTGAGCAGCCCGACCAGATCAAGGCCGCGGTGGTCAAACAGGCAGGCGTTGCCCATCGCGGTCTGTGTGCCTGTGTGGATCGCCTTCTGCTTCGAGCCGACGTCGCCGAGGGACTTGATGGTCAGCCCGGACCCGACCGAGGTGTAGGACATGCCGGCGGCGGCGTTGGTGGCGCGGCCGAAGCGCAGCGCCTCGATGTTGTTGACGGCGCTCATGCCCGTCATCGCGTTGTCGACCTCGATGTCGGTCCAGGTGACGTGTGGTGCGTAGCCGTTGACGTCGACCGCGATCCAGTCGGCGGTCGAGCCGCTCGACCTCGCACCAGTGAGCTTGAAGCGGAGGCTGTCGAGGCGGATCTTCGTGGAAGTGCCGACCTCGGTGGGCACGGCGTTGATGTAGATCGCCGAGGGGACGGCGGTCGAGCCGATGGTGGCCGCCCAGGACAGGGCGGTGTAGTCGAAGTCCCGGACGGTGAGTTGCCGGATCGGGCCGGTGACGCGGATGCCGTCACCGCCTGTCTCCCAGTAGGTCTGACCGACCTTGTAGCCCGAGCAGCCGTCGAGGGTGACCTTCTGGGCGTCATTGACGAGGGTGATGGTCGCACCGTTGCTGATGCCGGTGCCGATGCCTGTGCATCCGGTGAGGCTGGCGCCGCTGACTCCGGTGTAGCTGATGAGCTGGGTTCCGTCGGTCACGACGCCCGTGGAGGGGAAGAATGCGTCGGCGTCGCTGCCGATGTTGGAGACCGCGGTGAGCGGGATGGTGCTGGCGCCGCTCGAGACGGAGCTGGTGGTCGTCGTGGCGACGGCCTTGGTGACGGCGGCGAATCCCTTGCCCGGCATGGTCGACGAGGTTGCCAGCGCGACGACGCGGTAGCGGCAGTTCCGGAACGTGATGCGCTGCCCAGATCGCTGCTGCGGAGTCGCGTAGTTGACGTGGTAGTACGCCGCGGACGCCGCTTCCTCGATCAGGCAGTTGTCGACGAGCACCTGCTCCAGCCCGTTGACCTCGACGCCGTCGTCACCGGAGTTACGGCCCCAGCAGTCACGGATGGTTGCCCGCCCGCCGTAGCCGCGGCCCCCAACGAAGAAGTTCGTATCCGCGCGGTAAGCAGTCGGAGTTGCGCCCGTGTCGTGGTAGCAGTCGTCGAGCAGGACGTCGTCCACGAACACCCGGCCGCTGGTGGTCATGCGAGCGCCCACTGCGACACCGAAGCGCCCGCCGACGGAACTCACGCGACGCACCCTCACGCCCGTAACCGAGACGGCGGTCTCGCCGGCCGCGCCGGTCAGGCTCGCCATGAGGTAGACGCCTGCGCGTAGATCGGTGCCGCCGCTGGCCGCGGCCACGTTGACGACCTGGATGTCGCTGACGGTGATGTTCTTGACGCCGACGCGGCTGAGGGTCGCGAGGGAGATCGCGGAGTAGGTGCAAAGCCCGATGATGGTGTGGCCGAAGCCGGCGATGTTGCCGGCGTCGATGCGGCAGCCGACTCCCTCGACGGTGACGTTCTGCGCGACGTCGTAGTCGGCGGTCTTCGCGAACTCCAGCAGGGACGCGCCGCCCGAGGTCAGGGTGATGGCGTTGCCGTGGAACCGGAAGGTCCAGTGGCCGGCGATGTTCGTCGGGATCTTGGGGATGGCGTCCCAGGTGTACGCCGCGCCGGCCGGGAGGTAGAAGACGACGCGCTTGGTGGTGTCGGCCGCATTCATCGCGGCCTGCAGGGCGCTGCCGGCGTGGGTCGCGTTGCCGTAGTTCAGGACGTTGACCCAGACCACCGCGGTAGCAGCAATCGAGGCCGAGAGCGCGGCTGCGGTCTCGGAATCCTCGTCGCCGACAAGGTCGGCAACCGCCGCGTCCTCGCCCGTCAGGCCCGAGATCTCTTCCTGCCGGGCAACCTGCTCCGCGCCCGTCGCGACCAACGCCTCGAGCTCCGCGACGTATTCCGGCCCCATCGACGAGACCACGGGACGCATGACGAGCTTCCGACTCACGGCCTAGCTCCCTTCGGTTGCGGTGGAGGGAAATACGGTGAACGCCGACGGGGCGGCGGTCCACATGGTGACGACGTCCGTGCCCTTGGTTGCGGTCGCGCGCCAGGGGTAGTTCTGAATCGTCGGTCGGTCGAGGATTGCCGTGGCTGCGGCGTCCGCTTCGATGGTGATGCGGTTGAACTCGTCGGCCGTCATGGTGAGCTCGAGCAGCACGAGGTCATGGTCGGTCTGGGAGAGGATCTCGCAGACGAAGTCGACGTCAGACCAGTCGCCGTCGGCTCCAGCGGGTGACTCGAGGACGAACCGCCACGTTGATCCGGCCGTACCGGAGAGCGCGGCGCCGTCGTCGTAGAACGCCGGCTGGGACTGGGAGACGATGTCGTCCCACGTTGCGGTCACGTCAGGAGCTCGGGCTTGATCGACACGGATGCCACGACGCCGTCGTCCGCGACACCGTTGGGCTGGTCGACGTTCATGCCGGTCGGCTCGACCGCCGCGGGTCCGGCCACCACCTCGCCCTTGACGACCTGCACGGCCACCTCGGACGACGGCGTGGTGAGCCACCGGACGAGGAACATGGCGGCGGCGAGGAAGCCGAGGATGGCGCCCGTCTGGATGTCGGTGAGGGTGAAGCCGAACGCGGACGCCAGGGCGAACCCGGCGGTGATGAGTGCCACGAGGGCGGCGGGCTCACGGGCGATCTTGGCAATCAGGGCAGACATGATGGGCTCCTACTTCTTGGGCATGACCTTGAGGATTACAACGAGGGACCGGCGAGCGGCGCGGAGGGCCGGGATCTGGGCCTTCGCGGCGACCCGCTTGCTGTTCGTCTGCTGGAGCTCGACGATGGCCCTCCCGAGCCCGTGGTGGGCTTCGGTGATGGCGTCTCGAGCCTTGGAGACGTGGGAGACGACGGGGCGCTGGGCGGGCACGTTGAACGACCTCTCGTAGTCGGTTTGGGACCACTGGGTGACGGGCTTCGGGCGATAAGGATTCGGGTCAGGCGTGAAGCCCGCGAGCCCATCCTGGACCTTGTCGTACTTCCCGATCTGGGCGAACCCGGACTCCGAGACGCCCTTCCGGCTAACCCGGTCGGGGAAGATGTTGATGATGTGGACGTGCGCAACCCACAGCCCCTTGACCTCGGGCCGATACCACGCGGCGAACCCGATGTCGCGGAATACCTTGACCTTGCGGGCGTGGTCGAACGGCGCGAGGTCGACGCCCCTGCCCTTCGAGTGCGTATCCCCGGATGCCGCCGCGTCGCCGATGAACTGATAGATCGTCAGCTCGTACCCGAGGCGCGACTCGGCCTCCTTGAGGGCTTGCACCGTGGCCCAGTCACCCGTCTTCCCACGGAACTCAGTGTGGGCGTACGGATCGGGGATCGTGGTGCTCACGGGGGCCTCCCTGGGCTGGATTCGGGGTCAGCACCGATCATCGCACCCGGAGGGGTCGAACGGGCGGATCTACCGCCGATGCGACTCGAAGACGCCAATGATGGCGATGAGCAGCGCGGTGCCGACGAACACGACCAGCACGAGCGGGAGGTCCGGCCCCTGCTCGGGGAAGTGAGCTGGGGTCGACTTCGCTCGTACGACGGCGATGTACGTCAGCACCGACAGCAGCGCCACGGTGACCCGCAGGACATTGCGCCATGCGAAGGTCACCTCGTGGCCGTAGACCCGGAGCGCGATCGTCAGGAGCAGCAGGGTCACGACGGAGATGGCCGCCGAGGCGAGCCGCCACGTGTCGGCGTCGAACGGGAGCATCGGGACGTAGGGCGCGATCACGGGATCACCGTACCGCTGGGCGTTTCGTGGTCCGGGGAGCACAGGTCCGCGGGCGGGTACGGCGCGTCGATGCGGACCTTCTTGGTCGCGCGCAGGGAGCTGATGTGCTTGGTGATCGCGTCGTCGAAGCCCTCGGCCGTCAGGGAGCCGGAGCGGACCTGTCGCCGGAGGTTGACCCACAGGTCGAGCTCGGACTGGGTGACGCCGCCGGCTACCGCCGCTCGAGCGTCACGGGCTTCGCCGTCGAGCTCGTTGTACCGGGCGTTGCAGCGCGACCGGTCGACGTCGTCGCGTCCGTTGGCGATGGCGATGAAGCCGGACGCGAAGTTGGCGGCCAGGGCGATCACGACGAGGACGATGCCCCAGACGCGTGGGGTGGGTCGGGAGAGTCGGCTCATGAACGCTGTATGCCCCGTTCTGGCTATGCTCCAAGCCTCCCGGAGCATGATTCCGACCACGACGCCGACAACGAAGCCGGCGAGGGCGCCTACGAGCAGTCCTGTGGTCACGTCCGGCCCTTGCCTCCGCGATCATCCTTGCGCGTGAGTGCAGCGACCACAATCCCCGAGATGAGGGTGGAGAGGACGACCGCGACACCGGTGGAGTCGAGGTTGTCACGGGCGAGACCGACGGCGACCACAACCACGAGGAGCGCCAGGGCGACCACCAGAGACGCGACGACGAGTCGCTTCGGTATCATGTCCGAGTCGCGGCGGTGCTGCGGGTCGCCCTCGTCCTCCACGTCCCGAGGGTAACGGTCAGTCCCCTCGGTCATGGGCTCATCCCTTGAACTTCTCGTCCCATGCTGCACCCAGAACCTTCGCGATCACATCTTCCTGCGACCCGTTGCTCACGAGGCCCATCGGGTCGAGCTGGAGGGTCTGGCCGCCGGGACTGGCGTTCGCCCGGCCGATGGTGAAGTCGTGGTGACCCTCGTGCGTGAGGTCGTTGCTGACACCGTGGAGACGGACCATCTCGCCGGCTCTGACGCGGCGCAGGTCGACTGGTCCGAGGTTGTCGTTCAGCAGCTTCCACCGCGACACCTCGACGGACGCCTCGTAGCCGGGCAGCGCCTGACCCTGGGCGAAGATCCCGGCGACGAGGGCGGCAGCCTCGGCGTTGGAGATCTCGCCGAGCTGGGTGGCGTCGACGAAGACCTCCTTGGGGAAGACTGCCTTGGCTGACGCGAGGCTGCCGGCGTTGGTCGCGCCGACGTGCGTGGTGGAGTCGAAGAACCGGAGCACGACATCGGAGGAGTATTCGTCGTACGACACGGGGAGGTCGATCGACTTCGGCACCATGTGGTACGTCGGGACCGTCGGGACCGACTCGAGGCGGATGATGTTGTCGGCCCAGACGGTCCACCACTTCCCGGCCTTCGAGGCGACGCCGTCGAGGATGGTAGACAGGTAGTTCGGGCCGTCGGTGACGTCGACGCTGCCATACGTGGTGCTGGAGATCGACCCAGCGAGAATCCAGTAGGGCAGCATTCCGCGGTTGTAGCCCGCGACGATTGCGTCGTCGGCGATGGTGGTGGTCTGGTAGGCGCCGTCGAGTGAACCGCAGGTCGCAGCGTGCATCTTGAGGCCCTTGGCATGAATGGCCCACGCGTCGCGGTCGACGCTGTCGACGGTGCCCGAGAAGACCGGGTACGACCCTAGGAGCACCTCCATGTGGGCGCCTTCGCGGAGGAGGTGGCTGCGGTAGCCGATCGGCGCCGACAGGGTCGTCTCGGCCTCCTCGCAGCCGCCGCCTCCTGGCTGGCCGAACGTCGACGAGTACGTCGGATCGCTGTAGCCGAGTCCGAGGCGGTCGAGGTACTCGCCGTTGAGCTTGACGAACAAGGAGCTGCCCATCACCACTCCAGATTCGTGTGCCCGCGCGGGTAGTAGCGGGCGGCGCCCTCCGAGTCGACAGCGTCGGTAACGACGAGCACCCGGTTCTGGCCGGGCTCCAGTTCGTGGCGGCCGAGCGCGCGGACCTTCGAGCCGGGCGGCGAGAACATCGTGTCGGGCCGGTCGCGCTCGCCGATCATGATGGACTGCGCTGGCCACTCGAAGGTTGGCGAGCCGAGCGCCACGAGGGTCGGGTTGTTGCCGTCCGGGTCGTTGTCGGGACTGCCGAGCCCTTCGAGGATGGTGTAGGCGCCGACGTCGATGTTGACGAGGTAGATGTCGTCGTACTCCAGCGTCTCGCCGGACACGTAGTTGCTCACAAACAGCACGAACTCGGCACTCGTGCCCTCCGACGTCCGTAGCAGCGGGAGGCTAACCTGCCCAATGGTCTGGAACTTGTAGGTGTTGGTCGCGGTATTGAGGACGGTCGGGGTGAACGGCGGGAGCTCGACGGCGACGGCGCCGTTGCAGTGGACCTTGGCCTGGATCGACGGGTGGGCGTTGGCGATGGTGTTGGCGCGGCCCTTAATCACGACATCGTAGGTGCCGTCGGGCAGGGTGTGGAGCGGCACGAGGTGGGTGGCGGTCTGCCCGTTCGCGACCGAGTGCTTGTAGCCCGACGCAGTGAACGCGTTCACTGCTCGCGTCGACGTCGAGAAGGTCGGCGAGTAGGCCGGCCCGAGGGTGGGCATGTAGAGCCCGTCGGGGTCGATGAACGAGTAGACGAAGGCCGAGCCGAGCGGGTCCTCGTTGGCGACCTCGATAGATCCGCGGGCGACGACGGAGCCCTTGACGTCGATCGCGAACATCTTCTGCCGCAGCGACCCGATGCTTGCGCCCGCGTCGATGCCGTAGATCCGCGCGAACGTGGCGGTCGCGCCGAAGGGGTTGGCGCCGAACCCGAGACCCCACTCGTAGTCGAAGGTGACGGTGGTCCAGATGGCGCCCGGCGGTGTGGTCGGCAGCTTGTAGTACCGCTGCCACCCGTCGGCGGTGGGAACCTGGGTCACGAGCGGGATGGTCACGGAGCCGCCGCCGGGGCGGCTGACTCGGACAGTCCGGACCTCGGCGGGGTCGGGCGTCCAGATCGTGTAGTTGCCCTCGACGACGAGGAGCGGCGTTTCGGACGGGTCGATGGCGAGGTCGGTGAAGTCGATCGTCGCGGCGTAGAAGCTCTCGAGGGTGTTCCGGACCATGGTCACGACGAGGTCTCCGCTGGAGTCGTCCATGGTCATGACCATCCGGTCGGGGCCGTCGGAGTCGTCGTACCAACTCAGCTCCACCCCGGACTCGGACCCGGAGTTGAACGTCTCCTCGACGTCGCCACCGGCACCCATGGTGGCGACCTCCTCGACCGCCGAGCGCACCCATGCACCGCAGGTCAGGGTGATTGTGTACTTGCGCCAGCGGTTGGCCTCCTCGAAGTCGTTCTCGCCGATCTCGCCGACCTTGAGCGCCGAGTTGGCGACCTCGAAGACAGCCCACGGCGCCTCGGGCCGCGGGGGACGCCACCAGAGCAGTGTGGGCTTGTAGAGCACGGCCATGAGGTCCGCCTCGGCGCGGCCGAGGAGCCGGTCGTCGTCGGCGGTGACCCAGACGGTGAACACCATCTCGCGCGGCCCCTGGCCGTCGATCACGATGTACTGGAGGTCGGTGAGGAAGGTCTCGACGACACGGGTGATGGACTCGGAGTTGCCGAACGATGCACCCTCGCCGCTGACGTACATCTCGTACGGCTGGGTGGCTGGGGGCCGGTCCGAGAACAGGCTGTAGGCCGTCTCGAAGACACCCCCGATGAGGAGCTGCGGGTCCGGCTCGAGGGCGGCGATGGTCACTTGGCTCTCCTGACTCCGGCACGAGTGCCCTTGGTGAACGCGTCGCCGACACCGGCGACGATCTTGTCGGCCGCGCGGTCCTGCGAGCCGGAGATGGCCCGCGCGAGTGCCTGGACGTCGCGCCGCAGGCCGGTCATGTGGGCGGCTGGGTCGCGGTCTCCGAGGTCGACGGCGACGCGCTGCCCGGCGGCCGACGAGGAGAGGCCCTCGCGCTGCTCGGATGCCCGAGAGCCCTTACTGGGCTTGGAATCCTCGTGCGCCTTCTCCTCGCGCGCCTTCTTTGCCTTCTCGGCCTTTTCCTGGCGCTCCTTCTTGGTGTCACGCGCATCCTCGAGCATCTTCTCGTACCGCTTGACGAGTCGCTCCATGTCCCGGAGACGCTGGTTCATCCGGGTCACTCGCTCCCGGAGACGCCCGACAATCTCTGCCTGATCGGCGATCTCGGCGTCATAGCGGATCGCGCCGGCCTCGCTGCCGGCGTTCTTCTGGGCACCGGTCATGGCGTCGTACTTAGCCTGATACTCGGCGAGCTGTGCGGGGGTGAACTTCGCGAAGGCGTTGACGAGGTCGGAGTTGCCGGACGCGACAACGGACTCGAAGGCGCCGCCGGTGAGGTACTTCCCGATGTAGCCCTCTGCGTCCTGGAATGCGGTGGCGGTGAAAGTGGCGGTGACGATCTTCTTGATGATCTCGTCGAACGACGGGAGGCGCTCCTGCGACGTCGAGCCCGCGTCCCACGGATTCTGACTGGCGGGGATCGCATCGAGCGGGTTGTTGGCGCTAAGGCCGGCCTGAATCCCAGCGGAGAGTGCGTTCTGGGCGTCGAGCAGCTTGTCGAGGATGTCGCGCTCATGGTCGAGCTTCTTCGCCAGCTTGTCCCGTGCGTGGGTCTCCTGACGGATCGCCTTCTCGCCGGCCCGGATGGCGTCACGGAGCCCAATGATGAGCGCCTGAAGACCGGCGCCGCCGAAGTTGACGCCGGAGCCGAACCCGGCTGCACTGGCGGAACCAGCGAGGCCGCCGTCGGCCATGCCGGGAAGGTGGCCGTAGCGCGACCACAGCATCGACCGGTCGCGCTGCACGAGCTCCTGCGGGATCACGACCTCGCCACGGTGGACGAGGCCCGCGACCTCATGCTTGGGGCCGTCGCCGGTGTAGCCGCCGACCATCTTGCCGGGGGCAGCGATGGAGACCGGGACCACCATCCGCGAGGAGATGGCAGCGCGGAGGCTGTCGAGCTTGGAGCGGGCCGAGCTGGTGTCGGCGTCGACGTGGACGACGCGCGGCTTGGACGCGGTAATGTCGAGGTAGGTGTCGAGCCACTCAACGTCGCCGGTCGCCTTCTTGACCGAGGAGCTATCGACCTTCGTGCGACGGAGCTTGACCGTCTTGTCGAGCGAGTTGCCGAGCTCGTCGGCGGACCGCTTGCCCTTCTTGACGTCGGAGTCGTCGACCTTCGGCTTGATCGGGTGGCGCCCGATAAGGCCGAGGTCGTCGGCGAGCCCCTCAGCCTGCTTGCGGGTGCGTCCGGCCGCCTCGGCGGCGTCCACGAACTGCTTGCGGGCGTTGGCGAGGAAGTCGATGCGGTCGAGGCCCCGGAGGGTGCGGGCGTACTTGAGGGCCGTGCCGGCGATGTTGTCGAGCGCCTTCTGGTTCTCGCTGCCCTTCTCGGTGAAGACATTCAGGCCCTCGCCGTTCTTCTTGAGGGTGGTGCTGAATTCCCGGAGGGACTCGGCGTAGTCGCGCAGAGAGCCGCGCTTCTCGAGCAGCGCATTGACCCCGGCGAGCGACTTCTCGAACTCGGCAGCCGACTGGGAGGCCCGGTCGAACTCGTCGGCGGTGTAGCCCAGCGCCGGCCCCAGAGAGCCCTCTAGGGCGGCACCTAGGGACTTCGGCCCACCCTCAGCGGCATCGATCTCCTGCTGCGACTTGCGGATGCTCTCCGCGAGCTGATCCTCGGCGGTCTTCGCGCCGAACGCGAGGTTGGTGAACTCCACCCACACGTCGGGGTCGAGGGAGTTCTGGAGGTACTCGAAGAGGTCGTCGGAGCGCGTGTCGTCCTGCATGGCGGCGAGCTCGGTGCGGGCGGTCGCCAGGGCGTCGCGCATTTGCTTGATGGTCGCCGTGGAGGAGTCGACGACGCCGTCGAGCCGGCCGACGGCGTCGGTGCCCTTGTCGGCCGCGGACGACATGTCGAGCAGTAGTCCCGCGAAGCCACCGACCGCCGCGCCGCCCGGCCCAGCGAAGGAGCCGATCAGCGCGCCGGTGGCGGCGTTGGACAGGCCGGCGGACTCTGCGACCCCAGTCAGGGAGGCCGCCAGGAGCCCCGCCTGGGCCACAGCGGGGCCGATCTGCCGGGCGTACGCCGTGACCGACTTGCGGGCCTCCAGCGCCCGCGTCTGCTGCGCGAGCAGCGTCTTGTTACCGGTCTCGGTGGCGTACGCCATCTCCTTCTGGATCTGGGTGCTGGAGCGACCGGAGTACAGGATCGTGTTGCCGAGATCGCGCCACGCGAGCCGCGCCTTGCGTGCGCTGTTGGCCTCCGCGAACAGCGTCTTGCCCATCTTGCCGGTCGTGATCTCCGCGAGCGCCACCGCTCGCCCATAGATGCCGACAGCGGCGCCGAGGGCGACGAAGACGGTGCCGAGTGGAGTGTCGGCGATGGCCGCGAGGACGTTCGCCAGGGCAGCGAGGCCGGGGATCAGCACATGGCCGATCGGGGCCGCGGCCTCGACGAGCTGGATGATCGCGTTGGAGATCGCGATGAACAGATCGAGCACCTCCGGCCCCATCTGGTGGACGTAGTCGAGGAACTCCTGAAAGCCCTGGTTCGACTCAAGGTTGGCGGTCGCCTTCGCGAAGTCCTGCGAGAACTTGAGGAGCCCAGCCGAGAAGTCCTGGGTCGCCGGGTCGAGCGCCACCATGACGTTCGAGATCCCCAGCACGAGGTTACCGAGCGTCCGGCCCATGTCGAGGATGATCGGCTTCGCGTCGTTCTCCATGTAGTCGAAGAACTTCGTCCACCGGTCGGAGGCCAGATCGGCGCCGCCGTCGGCCGCCAGCTCGCCGATGCCCTCGGCGATGTTGCGGATGATCTCCTCGACCTGGGGGCCACGGTCGAGGAGGCTCTCGATGCCCTCCTCGAAGCCAGGGAACATGCCCTCGCGGCCGGCGTTCTGGAGGTCGTCGATCACCGGGCGCAGCGAGTCGAGGAACATCACGAAGTGGGCGCCCGCCGGCCCCATGTCCTCGAGCGCCTGCTGCATCTTGACGAGGTTGTCGGTGGTCGGCGCGATGCTGTACTCGTTGACGGCGTCGAGCGCGTCGCCCATGCCGTTGAACGACAGCAGCAGCACGCCGGCCGCCGTACCTGCCATGAACAGCCCGGTCGACAGTCCGGCGAGCATCGGGACCGCAGCGGCGCCGAGCGGGGCGATGGCCGGCGCGAGAGCCATGAAGCCCTGCGCCAGCCACGCCGTCCGGTCGTTGGTGGTGTTGATCTCCTCGCGCACCCCGCGGACCGAGGCGCGGGCCTTCATCATGGCCCGCTCGAAGTCAGAGACGTCGCCCTTGACCCGCGTCATGACGGTGCGGTCGGTCACTGGCGGGCCTTCCTGATCGGCCGCCGAGTCGGGAGGCGTGCAGCCTCCTCCTCGGTCAGCGTACGAGCGAAGTAGTGGACGCCATCATCCCAGCCGGGGGGCAGATTGCGGCGTTCCGCGTCTTCGCGTTTCTTCCGCTTGTGAACCTCGACCGTCTTGGCCGCGTAGCAGACCTCCTCCTCGATCGCGAACGGCTGTTTGGTGTGGGCATCTTTGCGCGGCAGACCGCACCCGCATCCGCAGATCCCCTCGTCCCACTCGGCGAGCGCGAGCGCCTGCCCGCGCGCGATGTCGTCCCACACCGACTCACGCTTGACGGTGATGGTGCCGAGCAGCACGCCGGCCGGGTCGCGGTACTCGTGGACCTCGGCCGGCACCCAGCCGTCCTCGAACTCCCGGAGGGTTACTCGGAACCGCTCGGCGACCCGGAGACGGCGCCGGAGAGCCGCCGAAGCGCTGACGGCAGTGCTGATTTTGGGAGCTTCGTCACCGCCCGGTTGGCTTCCTGGCAGGTCTTCTGGAGCTCGGACCACTCGGACGGGTTGATCTTCTTGACGAGCTGCTGCCAGGAGCCGCAGTCGTCGTGCTGGCACTTCTCCTTGGCCGGCCGGTCGCAGTCCTTGAAGACCGGGTCGTAGAGGCTGACCCGGATCATGTCGTCGTCGACGTCCTGGCGGTTGAAGCCCATGTAGGCGTCGAGCTGGTCGCCGGTGCGCGGCGGGTACTTCGCGCAGATGTCGCGGTAGGTGTCCTTGTTCATGGCCCGGAACCGGAACCACACGGCGGCCTGCGACAGCGGCCCCTTCTCGAACTCCTCGAGCTCGGCGGCGAGCTTCTTGGTCTTCGTCGACTGGGTGCCCTTGCTCAGCCGGGGCGACGCCGCGTCCTTCGCGACCTGCTCCTCGAGCGCGTCCTGGCGGCGCTCCCACTCGTCGAGCAGCAGTGGCGCGAGGACGATCTGGCACGCCTCCTCACGGAGCTCGAAGTTGTCGCCGAGGCTGGTGAGCAGCGCGGCGCCGTCGACGGGTGTGGGGCCGCTCACGACTCGTCCACCGTGGCGCCCGCGGCCTCGACCTGGGCGCGCATCGCCTCGGAGATCTGCTCGACCGAGATGGAGTTGCCGTCGGCGTCGACGAGGTGCGCCTTGAGGGTGTTGATCTCGACGTCGAGGTCGTCGATCACGATGGCGCAGGAGAGCGTGACGTTGCGGTCGATGGCGGCGGTGTCGAGGCCGCTGATCTTGAAGCCCTCGGCGTTGGCGTGCTTGCCGAGGTCGATCTGCGTGTCGGCGTCGACGGTGAGGATCGCCGACAGCTCGTCGCCGGAGGTGCGGATGCAGAGGTGCATGGTGGGCTGGCCTTCCGTTGTGGGCTGGGTGGGCTGGGTGAAGACTGGCGGCGCGACCCCAGCCCGGCGTCGCGCCGCCAGTCGATCAGGATGCGTCGACGACGCCTCGCACCGGCCCCGCGTTCTTGTACGACGCGGACTGCTGGACGAAGAACTCGGCGTTCTCGTCGGTGGGGTCACCCATGTCGATCTGGGCGCCGACCTCCATGTGGTGCGCGCGGTAGCGCTGGCCGGCGTCCCACGGCTCGTCCTCGGCGTCGAGACCGCGCCGCTCGACGAACACGACCTCGGTGTTCTCGACGAGCAGGTCGAACAGCTCGTTGCCGTCCGCGCCGGGCGCACCCTGCGGGTCGTAGACGTACTGGAGGTCGCCGAAGGTGTACGTCGTGCGGTTGAGCTGCTCGAGCGTGACCTTCGAGCACAGCCGGGGCGGCTTGGTGCCCTTCGCGGTGGACCCGGTGGGCGCCCAGCCGGCGGGGTAGAGGTAGCACGAGACGTCGACGCCAGCGGCGAGCTCGGCCTCGGTGATCCCGGTCAGGTCGTCGGGGATGTCGACGAGCACGGTGACCTTGATGTTGCCGAGAGTCGGAGTGCCCTCGGGGTAGGTGACAGTCATGGGGTGTCCCTCCTAGGACGTGGTGGCGTCGCCGCCGGAGTTGATGTCGGTGCTGTCGCCCTCGGGAGCCCCGGCGGGCGGGAGGGACGTCTTGGGCTTGAACCCGAGGGGCCGGCCGTGTCGTGAGATCGGCTTGCCCTCGAGAACGGGGTAACGCTTGCGCTTCGCGAAGGCCCGCGACAGCGTGGTCTCGCCGCCCGACGGAAGCTTCACGCGCACCCGCTCGGCCGGGTCCTTCTTGGCCTTCGCCATCACACGCCTCCCACGGGAATCTGACGGCGGACCGATGCACCCACCGCGTACTCATCCACACCGTAATAGACCGGCGCCCCGTCGGGACGGATTGCGTCGTCGGAGCGCCAGATTCGCGGCGAGGCTTCGACGCTGATGAGACCCGTCTTGAGGCCGGCGACGGTGAGCCGGCGGCCGGAGAGCGCGTCACGGATCTGCTGCCCGGCCCACTTCGCCTGCCAGCGAGAGCCGCCGACGAACTGGATCGCACAGAAGGTCGAGTTGCGGGTCTCACGGCCCGCGAGCCGCCGGTTGAACGGCAGGCCCACGTTGGAGTTGTAGACGGCGTACGGCAGCGCGTAGGTGACGACAGCCTTGCCGTTGGGGTCGCCGGGCGGGTCGGTCAGGAAGGGCCGCTGCTCGCCGTCGAAGACCGCCACGCCGAGCGGCCCCATCTCGCCGGTGTCCAGCTTGTCGCCTGCGAGGATGGCGAGGATCACGTCGTCGATCGTCTCCACGGTGCTCACTCGTGCGTCCCCCCGTAGACGGCATCCTCGGCCATGTCGGCGAAGTCGTCGAGGATGGCCGGGATCGCGGCGTGCTGGCGGGCGCGGAAGTCGTACACGGGCGCGTTGTTGACCGACCCGAAGGCGATGATGTTGGCGAGCTCACCCTGGCCCTCCTTGTCGAAGCCGACCTCGAGCTCGAACGGGCCGAGCATGTCGGAGCCGATCGCGTCCGCGAGGTGAGGGAGCTGGCGGTGGCCGCTGGCGTCCTCCTTCTGGATGCGGGTGAGCCGACGGCGCACCGGACCCGCGAGGACGCGCGTGACGCCGCGCTGGACCCGGCCAGGGGCGCCAGAGAGGTCGGCCTCGAGCTCGCCGAAGCCTTCGTCGTAGATGTGGATGCTGTTGCCCATCTACGCCACCGCTTCCTTCACTCGGAACCGTCGCTTGCTGGCGTGCGTCTTGTGGAACGGGCCGGTGATGGAGAACTTCCGGCCAACCATGTCGAAGTCGCTCGACCCACCCGACTTAGTCCACTCGCACACGTCGTCAGCACGCACCGCGGCCGACGAGCCCTGGAGGATCTCGACGCCGGGCAGCGGCCCGAGCGGGAGCTGCACCTGGGACGTCAGGTACGACGACTCGTGGGTGCCGGGCGCCCCGGTCTCGACGACGTTCGAGTTGATGTCGGCGCGGACCTGCATCCGGCACGGACCCTCGTAGATCACCGTCGGAGGCGGCACGTCGTCGTACTGGCCCGTGGCGTCGTTGCGGACGCCCTTGCTCGTCGACGCCCGCGTGATGATGCACTCGTCGACGAACTGGAACCGCGAGGACATCTGGCCGGCGAGGGAGAGCTGGGTGAGCTGGGCGTCACCAGACGGCATCTCACACCCCCGGCGGCAGGAACGGGAACCACGCCGTCTGATGCCCGTACGGGTTGATCGTCTCGAGGTACTGGTCGAGCTCGTCCTCCCCGCGGGTGGTGGAGATCGTCGACAGCCCACCGCGGCCGGACGGCTTCACGTCGTTGAGGTCGGCCTGCTCCTCCTTGGTGAGGTAGATGCCGCCCTTGGCCTCATCCGACCAGCGCCGGGTGTAGTCGTCGTTGGCCTCGGTGGTGAGGCCCTGCGGGTTGATCCACACCCGCGCGGCGACCTGCACCGTGACCGACGTGACGACGTCGGGGATCGGCACCGGCGGCACGCTCGGCTCGCCGGTGTCGTCCCACGTGGTGGTGGTCGTCGCACCGACGTACGTCCGCACCCGGACAGAGGCGGCGATGAGGAGAGCCTGCGCGCGTCGATCGTCCGCCGCGATGTCCTGGCCGACCCAGTCGGCAAGGTCGCGGACGGTCGCGAAGGGCAGGTTTGCCACCTCAGGTCGCCTCTATCCGGGTGTCGTCGATCAGGAGTTCTCGAAGAACTCGATCGGGACGATGCGCCGGTTGAACTCGTTCGACGCCGAGTCCTCCGGGTCGACCCAGTCGTTGACCGGCTTGGCACCGGCGAACGTGTCGACGAGCGAGCGGTCGGCGGGACCGTCCTCGTCACGCGGGTCGTAGTCGCGGATGTAGCGCATCCCGAGGCCCTGCGACTGGACCTTGGACCCAGCCGAGGCGCCCATGGGGACGTCGGGGGCGAACGCGGCGAACGCCACGGCGGTCTTGTGGTACGCGAACGCCTGGGTGGGCTCGAGCGCGTTGGACTGGACCACGGTGAAGCCCGCCACCCGGCCGCCGATCTGCGCGTCGCGCAGAGCGTTGTTGGCCTGCGCGTCGCCGATGTAGTCGGCACGCTTGAAGTGGTCGTTCTTGAGGAACGCCGCCTCGACGGTGGAGCCCATCACGAAGATGCGGTCCGACATCGGGAGGTTGGCGTCGTTCATCGCCTTGCGAGCGTCGACGAGGACGTCGTACGGGTCGTCGGAGGCGTCGAAGGGGATGGTGTCGAAGACCGAGGCGGCGGCGGCGGCCTCGAGAGCCTCGGCGACGACCTCCTCGAGCTCCTCGGCGACGGACCGGATCTCGGGCTGGAGCACCTGCTCGGCGAACGACTTGATGTCGAGGGTGAGGTTCTCGTCGGTGACCCGGATGCCCTTGTAGACGTGCTGGTCGACCTTGACGTCGACGGAGGTCTCGCGGAACTCGTCGAAGATGAGCGGGGTGTGCGACCGCAGCGTGCGGCGCCGGGCCTTCATGAGGGCCGGCACGGAGAGCGTGACGGTGTCGTTCTTCGCGTAGACGAAGTCGTCCTTGCCGAAGTCCCGCCACACGAGCTGCGGGAGGACGATCTCGCGCTGGAGGAGCAGCCGCGACATGCGGATGATCTGCTCGGCCTTGATGGTGACGTTTGCCACGGTGACCTCCTACGGTCAGGTGAACCGCTGTGGCCCGTGGCAGTGGGCTTCGCGGTGCGTCAACGAGGGATCTCGTTGATGATCTTGTCGAGGTCGGGCTCCGGCTCGGACGACGGGTCCGTGCCCCCCCTGGGGGTGACGACGGGCTGCTGCGTCGGACGACTCCGGTTCCCGGTGATGTCCTTCTCCGGGGGAGTCTCGCCTCCGGGAGCGGCGGCAGGGTCGGCCTTGGTGATGCCGAGCTCCTGCGCGAACGCTGCTCCGTCGGCGAGGATCTCCTCCGGGGTGGTGCCGGTCAGACGAAGCGCCTGCGCCTCGGTCAGACCGTTCGCGAGCCCCGCCTTGAGGCGGGCGACCATGAGCTCTGCCGCGTCCGCCCGAGTCTTCTCGGTGGTCGCGGTGTTGCGGTGCTGGTCGATCTCGCTCAGCTTCGCGGCCTCTGCCTCGTCGAACTTGCGAGCCTTCTCGCGCAGTCCGGCTGACACAGCACGCTCAGCTTCGATGGCCTTCTGTGCCCGCTCCGCGTCGAACGGTCCCTCCCACCCGGCGGGTCCGGTTGCCGCCGGCTGTGCGGCTGGCCTCGGACTCGGCGCCGGCCCTTGGTCGGCGGGGGGAGTGGTGATCGGCTCGATTGCGGGCTGGGACATCGGGTTTCCTCCTTGAGGTGGTCTCGGCGCCTTGGCCGGGACTGTTGGGGTTAGCGTAGGCCACCATGCTCGCGCATGTACGCAAGAACGGCCTTCGTGTTGCGCGCGCCGGTCGGGAGATTCTTCACGGCGTCGTCGTAGAGGCTGGCCCAGATCTTCGTCTCGGGAGGGTACTCGTAGTCGAGCCCGGTGAAGACGGGGGTGGCGACACAGCGGCAGTCGTCGTGGTACTTCTCGCCGAGAGCGCGCTTCCCCTGGCGCGACGGGCGCGTGCCGGCGCCGGTGACGAACAGCGCGGAGCCCTGGCTGCGGTAGTCGCCGCCGCGGGTCGCGAGCATCGCGCAGAACGCGCAGCAGTCGGCCTGCGCCTGCCGGTCCCACGTGACGCCGGGCTCCGGGTCGAAGCTGACGTTGAGGTCGATCGTGTCGCGGTGGCCGTAGCCGACGAACTTGTCGAGGACCGCGGCGGCGTCGATCAGTGCCTTCGTCGGCGAGGTGTAGGCGCCGGACCCGGCGTACCCGATCTCGGACGCCATCGCCTCCGCGGTCGCGGTCGCCGCCAGGGCCGCGAGGTACGGCGTCTCAGCCTGGGCGTCCTGACGGAGCTCGGTGTACCAGTCGGCCGCCAGGAGCGCGGCCATCGACCCGTACTCGGCGACGAGGGCGAGCATGACGTCGGGGAGCTCGAGCTTGAGCTGGGGCGCGTCGTCGGCAGGCAGCGCCGGCCAGAGCTCGACGAGCTCGGCCTTCGCGAGCAGGATCAGGTCGTCGAGGCCCTGCCGTTGCAGGTCGATGTCCTCAAGGCTGGGCACGTGTTCCCGTCCCGACCCCGGCGGCTGCTACGACACCTCGAGCCTCGGCCGCCTTGGCGCGGAGCGCGTCGAGCCGGGCCCGGTTGTCGGCCTTGTTGGCGAGCACCTCCCAGCCCTTGACGTCGGACTGAGTGAAGCCGGGCAGCGACGCCCAGAGCGCCTCGGGCGGGATGCCGAGCATCGTGGCGGCCTTGCCGAGCGCGTCGACGGCGGACGCCAGCGAGAGCGTGTTGAGGTCCTGCCACGTGACTCCGGCGTCGTAGTCGGGCTCGCGGCCTTCGAGGATCGCGGCAGCCCGGAGCGCCTGATTGTGGGACTGGCCGAACGACGTCTTGAGGGTGAACTGGAGCAGGTTCAGCCCGGACCGGAGCTCGGTGATGGCGTCGGCCGACAGGTTGGCGACCTTGCCGGTGAGGGCGGTGCCGGGCACCTGTCCGGTGCCGGCGAGCGACTCGACGTCGGAGTCCTTCGCCTTGATGAAGCCTTCGAGCGACGTCTCGTCGAGGGTACCGAACTTCGTGTCGGCGTCCTCCGCGACGAGGATGTCCTCCTGGGACAGCTTGAGCTTCTGCCGGTTCGCGGTCTCCTCGGAGTCGGGCTCGGCGAGGCCGGAGATCGTGCGGACCTTCCACGAGTTGAAGTGCTGGGCGAGGAGCCGGTCGTAGTCGGTCTTCTCGATGCGCAGCGCCGTGGTGCGGTTGATGTCGACGACGCCGCGGGTGCGGCCCTCGGTGTCGAGGTCGTAGGTGTAGCGGACGACGGGACAGAACCCGTAGACGTCTTCGCCGGTCACCTCGTCGACACTGGGGATGGTCTCGATGTACTCGACGTCGTCGCCGGTCTTGTCGTTGACCTTGAACTTGTAGGCATTGCCGTCGTTGTCGATCGCCTCGACGAGGTAGGCGCCGTCCTTCCCGTTGGCGATCACCTCCATCGCCCACATCGGCCACTCGTCGTACGCCGGGTCGGCGTACAGAGTGAGCATCTGGCGCGGCGACCGGGGCTTCATCACGGTCGCCGGGTCGCCCTTGACGAGCCGGAGGTAGCCGACGCCGTACCCGGCTGCGGCGCGGTGGATCGGATTCTGGTTCTTCGGCATCCCGTTGGTGACCCAGGTCTTCCAACCGGGGTCATTCTCGGCGATGGTCGGGGACCGGTAGCCGTCGACGTGGAGGCCCTGGCAGATGGCGGTGACGAGGAGCCCGAGGTACGGCGTGCGCGCCAGCTCACGGAGTGCCTTGTGCTCGGTGGTGGCCTGACGCGGGACGGCGAAGTGCTCGTGCTCGTTGCGCCAGAGGAGGTCGATCTTGTCGAGCTCCTCCTTCTCCTTGAGCCATGCCGGCCACAGGAGCTTGTGCAGCGCCTCGAGAGCATCCGTCCGATTCAGGGCCGTCACGCCGTCACCCCTCGATCACCAGACACGTCCCGACCTCTTCTTCTTCCGCTTCTGCCACTCCGGCGAGACGAGGAGATCTCGCCATAGCTGTCGTGCTCCGATCAGGCAGACGGCGAAGTCGATCTTGTACGGCGACTCGCGGCCGGTCTTGCTGATGGAGACACCGTACCTGTTCGACGCGCGCCGGGCGTTGAGAACGTGACGACGGAGCCGCGTGTCGCCGTGGTGCGGGAGGTCGAAGTTGGTGATGTCGATGAGGCACCGCTCGGTCGCCTCGGTGAACTCCTTTTGCTTGCCGCGCATGTCCCACGCGACGGCGTGCGGGAACCGGCCGACGGTCGCGGGGATGAGGTAGCTGGCGCCGTACTTCTCGCCCCACTTGTCGACGTACGACTCGAAGTCGCGGACGTCGGCGCGGAACGCGAGCACCTTGTAGTCGGTGTGCGCGGCGTCGACGACGTTGTCGACGGCGACCCGGCTGATCCGCCACTTCCGGTCGGTGGCCTTCTCGTGACGAGGCTTCTTCGCGCGCTGGCCGGTGGGGTCTTTCTCCCACGCGCCGAGCAGGAACGGGACGCCGTCGGAGCAGCGGATCGCGAGGAGGCCGGTCGAGTCGTCGGACGTCGAGCCGTCGAAGAACATGACGATCTCCTCGCCGCTGACGAGCGGCGGGCACTGGTCGTACGTCTTCTTGTTGTTGTCCCAGAACTCCTGATCGGTCCACGCGTTGCGGGCCGCGGTGGGCTGGTTGAAGTAGTAGCGGATCGTCTGCTCGATGTCGACCTCGGAGTTGAAGAACTCCCGGTCGACCATGCCGTCGAGATCCATGGCGTCGGCGAACGGGCCGTACACCTCGCGGAGCGCCTTGATGATCTCCTCGCGCGACTCAAGGTCGACACCCTCGGGCGCCTCGCGGTGGTCGAACAGCAGCCGGGTCTCCTTCGAGACGCCGTCCTTGATGAGCTTCGCGCGGGTGTGCGTCGACTCGGCCTGGGACTCCTCACCGGTCTGGTACATCGTCGACGTCTGGAGGCCCCACGGGGTGGCCTTCTTCCGCTTCGACTTGTTGCGCTGCACGGTCGCATACATCGCCTTGAGCTCGGGCAGCACGTAGAGGTGGGTCTCGTCGTAGACGACGAACGACTCCTTGCCGCCGTCCTTCGACGCCGAGCTGGCGGTGCTCGGCCGGATCTCGCCGCCACCGGGCAGCAGCGTCCGGGTCATGCCGGCGGCGTTGCGCGGGAGACCCTCGGCGAGAGGCCCCTCGGTCAGGTTGTAGTAGACGTTGTCGTAGGTGTTGCCGGCCTGCCCCTCCTCGGTGGCGAGGCACCGGATGAACGGGTAGGTGACCTTCTCGCCCATCGGCTCGCCCGCCGTGTAGACGTAGCGGAAGTCGCGCTCCTTGTAGACCTCACCGCCCTTCGCGAAGCCCTTGAAGCGGCATGGCCCGAACGCCTCGAACAGCACGAGGAACCCGGCGATCTCCGACTTGGCCCGGCCCTTGGCCCGCGAGAAGAACACGTCGTCGTAGAGCCGCCGGCCCTTCTTGTTGTGGGCGTAGCAGTCCATGAACAGGCCATGGATCTCGTCGTCGAGCGGCAGCGGCTCGTCGTCGGGGACGTAGATGATCCCCTTGTGCTTCTTGAGGTGTCGTCCCTGGACGTCGCCCGGCCCGTGGATGCAGAAGTGTTCGATCCACGCCCCCGCGAGACCCCCGAGAGATAGCAGCCGGTCGTGACCGGGAGCGCGGATCAGCTCACGCGTCACCGGCCGCGAGCCGCTCGCGGCGCTCGCGCTGTGCCTGCACCTCGTCCTCGGCGGCCTCGGCGGCGGCAGCAGTCGCCTCGGCCTCGCCGGAGTCGTCCTCGACGATCACCCAGCGGAGGTTCGCGAGTCCCTTGGGCGACAGGCCCAGCCGGTCGTCGAGCTCACGCATCTCCTTCATGAGCCCGAGCCGGCCGGACGACATGGCCGCGAGCCGCTGGAATAGCCAGCGGATCGACTCGCCCTGCTCGAGCTGGTCGAGGAGCTCGGACATGTCGACGACGTCCGTGTTGGCCCGCTCCAGCGCGTCGAGGTCGTCCTCGAGCATCGCCCGGCGAGAGACGAGGGACTCGAAGCCGACGTTGGTTCCCCAGCCACATGCCTGGGGGGTGTGCCACGCCCACTTCCACCACTTCGACCCAGCCTTGTTGAGCGTCACCCACTTGGGGATCTCGGGAGGGGGAGTCGAAGGTCCGTTGGCGTTGAGGGTGACCGACGGGATGGTCGGTGCGTTGCGTCGCCGCTTGTCATGCGCGGGGAGCGGGCCGGGGTGACTCACGGTGGACCTCCTTGGGTCTCGGGACTCACCCTTGGTGAGACCGCTGGACTCAGGGTACGGGAGGCGACGCCGACGGTCCTGAATCCACGCCAGTCGGGTCCGGGCGAAGCGCGCGGGCGGCGAGTATGCCCTCGACCACGACGCCATACTCGTCGGCCTGATGGACCGTGAGGCCACCGAACGCGCGGGCTGGGTCATTGTTGTTCTCAAGTGGCTGGCCGCACCCGGTGCAGGACCACCCAACCTCGCCGGGTCGGACGAGGACCGCGCGGGCGGCGTTGTGCTTCACGACCGCCTCAAGAATGAGGGCGCGCTCGGCGTCGGTCAGCCGGTCACTCTCGGTCGACGCTTGCTGTGTGCAGGCTGCGCACGGCTGACGCGTCGGGCTGCGGTCTTGGTGGGCCGCGCAGAGAACCAGTGCGCGCGCGGCGATCGGGTCACGGTCGGGCGACGGGTCGGCGCTCACTGGCCGTCCCTGCCGACGACGTTGACGTCGAACGGCACGACCATCCCGTACAGCGACAGCCACACCGTGCCGCCGTCGCGGAGCTTCTCGAGGTCGCCGGGCTCGAGCACGAAGCGGGCGAGGAACCGGGGCGCACTGACGCCATCGACGGTCACCTCGTCGACGAGCATCTCGGCCGGCGCGACCTCGGAGTCCAGCGTGCCGCCGGGAGGCATGAGCACGTGCCGCTCGGAGCCGGGGAAGATGTCCTCGTCGGGGATCGCGGTGAGTCTCATCGCGCGGCCTGACCGTGCCAGTAGTGGGCCTGCGACCGGGCACGCGTGATCCGCTTCCGGAGGTCGGCGATGGCCTCCGGGCTGAACAGCGCCCATGCGGTCGACGCGCAGATGAACTCGTCGGCCGCCGCTGCGCCGCGCTGTGCCCACGCCCTGGCGAGTTCGAGCGGCAGCGAGATCAGGTGGCCGGTGACCTCCAGCTCGTACGACGTGGTGCCGTCGGCCGTCTCGTCGACCTTCACGATGGTCGGCTGCGCTCCGCGGATCTTCGTGCGTCTTCCGTGCTTCGCCATGACGGCTCCTTCGTCGGGTGGTCTGTCGGGACGGCTCCCTGCGGCCTGCGGGGGATGTGCCGGCCGCAGGGAGTCGAGCGCCGGCCTTTCACCGGCACGACCGCCTCGCCGTAACTTCGTCGACTTGTGAGGAAGACGAGCCCCTGGAGCGAACGGCTCAGGCTTTTGGGGCCTGGCCTCCGTCAGAAACCATAGCCCTACCCTATGCCCCGGTCAACCCCGAAACCCGTACACACCGCGAGCCGCT